TCAACATAGATTCTATCTGTAGGATCTAATGATTGAGCAGGGACAAATGTATCACTATATGCTTGTTGTACAGCAGTGGTAGGAAATAATATATGAACTAAGTTTGTTGTTCCTATTAGTGTAGAAACACCACCTATTGTATATTTATAAATTCTTGCAACTACATCCCAGTCTTCACCAACAGCTGCTCCAAAGTGTGTTATGAATGACCAGTTACCTCCAGGTAATGATGTGATTCCTGGTACACCACTATCTGTAGCAAATGTTGCAATAACTCCAGAAGCTCCAGAACCTAATGTAAGAGAATTAGGTTGTGTAACTGCAGCTGTAGGGTTAGGAGAAAGTTGTTTGTATGTAGGAGAACCAAATGCTGTATCAGTATCAAGTGATGAGTTCATCCAATAAACTTGACCACCACTTATACCATTTGCACCATTAGTTCCAGATGTACCAGCTGTTCCACTAGTACCATTAGAACCATTATTCCCTGAACTACCTGATGTTCCGCTAGTACCAGAACTTCCTGAAGAGCCAGCTGTACCACTAGTTCCACTTGTTGCAGAAGTTCCACTAGTACCAGATGTCCCACTTGTAGCAGAAGTACCTGATGTTGCTGATGTTCCTGATGTACCAGTAGTACCTGACGTACCACTAGTTCCTGATGTTCCTGATGTAGCACTTATAGATACACCTATTTGTTTTGTAAGAACAATAGCAGAAGGTGCAGCAGGTGCATTATATGGAGTGATTTTAGAAGCTTTAGCTACCAGTTGAACGTATTGATTTGAAGTAGAGAATACAATCTCTAAATAATCTCCAGCTTGTAGTTCTAATATAAAGGATACATATGGTAATTGTATCACACCATTATCTGTAATACTTAAATATGAATCTGTTCTAACAATGTTATTACCATTCTTTTTAACCCATATCTCTAAGTCTGTACTTAACCCACCNATTTTTTCTACTTGTAAAGAATATGCAAATTCATATACACCAGCATGTGGATATCTAATCTGTTGACCAAAGTCTAGAACAATACCATTTGCTATTTCTGTTGTAGTGTATGTAATTGGTGTTGGTACATTTGCAGCTATTAGAGTTTGATTATCAATACTAGAAAAACTTGCAAACCAGTTACTTATAGCAGCTCCAGAGCTTCCATTAATTCCACTTGTTCCACTTGTACCTCTAGTACCTGATGTACCGCTTGTTCCAGAAGTGCCTGAAGTTCCACTAGATCCTGTAGTACCAGAAGTACCAGATGTAGCACTTGTTCCAGAGGTTCCAGTAGTTCCACTACTTCCTGAAGTACCACTTGTACCTGTAGATCCTGATGTACCAGCAGTTGCAGAAGTACCTGAAGTACCATTGGTTCCATTTCCTCCAGCTGCTCCATTAAGATTAACTCCCCATACATTATATGTACCTGATCCAACTAATACTGTAGGAATACCAAATAATAATTGTCCTGTTATAGAATTATATGAAATTACACTGGATACTTGGTAATTATTTATATCACTAGATACAATAATTTCTTGACCAACTGTATATGCTAGTCCTGTTTCTACAATGATAAGTCCACCAATCCCTAATGTAAATGTAGAACTTGATGTTGTTTGATATCTATCACCTTGTAATCCTGAGCTTCCACTTGTTCCAGATGTAGCGGATGTACCACTAGTCCCAGTAGTACCTGATGTAGCTGAGGTGCCACTAGTACCTGAGCTTCCAGAAGTACCTGTGGTGCCAGATGTACCTGAAGTACCTGTTGTTCCACTTGTACCTGTTGTGCCTGACGTACCACTGGTACCAGAAGTACCACTAGTTCCATCAGCACCAGCACCTGAACAAAGTCTATCACTAATCTTTTGTAATGCAGACTCAATAGTTTCATTAGTATTTATACCAGTACATACCAAGTTAGGTCCTTCGTAAAATACGCAGGATGCACTTAGTATAGTTTGGCAAGGATTAGCTGCACAGATTACACTCATTGGATCTTATTATTAGTGAACGATTTTAAGAAGATCTCCTGTACGGTAGATCTGACCAGCAACTAAGCCAGCGAATAAAGCAGCAGCATTGTTAGCATACTGAGGTGTTACTACAGGTGTAGTGATTACAAGGCTCCAATCAGCAGCTCCTGTACCTACAGCTTTAGCAAAATACAGCATAGACTTAGCTGTGTTTAAATAAGTTTGTCCTAGATATGTAGCAGATGTGCTAGGAGCAATAATACCAGTTTTTGGTACTAAGTTAGTATTTATTTTACCTAGTATTGTTTGAAGATCCTGTAAAGGAGCAACATCAATGTTAGTTAAATAAGGGCCATTGTATACAATGCATTTAGCATTCTCATACACAGCACATGTTGGGCAAATTGCAGCTGTTCTCATGTGAGCAAAGTTAATTATTAATTATATATTTTAAAAGCGTTTGTAGTAAATACCTGGTATAATATAGCGTTCTTATCTTCTAGCTTCTGCAGTTACTCTCACTCCTTGTTCTTTAGCTAGTTCTGGATATATATAAGGTAGTAGTTCATTTTGAAATTGTGCAGCTACAGGTATCATATTAAAGAAATATTTAGTAGGATGTGTCTTATCAACCATCTCTTGATCATCTGTTGCTTCTCCATACATTTCTCTACCTGTATACCATACCACTTGTGTAGCTCTACTTAAAAGTCCAAGGGATGGAATTACAGATCCTTTAGTCATACTTTCAAATGACAGAGGATTGTAATAGAATGTAATCTCATCAGAAGTTTTATTTACAAGTTTTAAATACCATTTGTATTTATTCTTTTCTTCTTCTGTAGCATCTTCTGGTGGTTCTGCAGCTTTGGCTGCAAGAACTAAAGCCATCATACCAAACAATAAATATAGTTCTTTTATTTGATTAGCTATTTGTTCTCTCATAAGATCTTGGAACTCCTCTTCTGTAATCTCTAGCTCTTGACCAGTCTTTCTAAAATAGTCTAACTTCTTAGCTTCGAGCATCTCATTAAGAATTTGTAATCCCTCATCACTACCAGTGATGATAGCTCTCATTTTTGATATGTTAGTAAACCCTACATACTGCCATGTTTTAACAAATGCTCTGGTTCTACCATATTCCCATTTATCAAGCTCTGCATTCTTATCAATTCCTAATGTATGTTCAGCAACTAACTTAGGCATCCAGTTTTTGAACATCATGAATGAACTAAATATAGTATCTCTTCTATAGCCAGCTTTGTTATCTTCATTCATCTGACCATTAAGCTTTCTACCATACTCAACAATCATTGTTCTGAATTTAGCAAGCTCTGCGTCACTCACTCCTGGAATAACCACTTCATCATTTTCAATTGTAGCCACCTTATCCAATGAAGAAGATTCTTTTAAAGCTGCCACTCTTTCATCAAATGATTTTTCTAAAGCTTTTCTTTCGCTTTCAGATAGTCCTTTTCTAGCAGCTCTGTCTTGTTGTTTTAGGTATTGAATTATATTCACTATCTTACCATCTACCACCATTGAGTTATCAATAATACTCAACGCACTACCCATCTGTAATCTTCTCTCAGCAAATGAGTTAGTTGACATCATCACATCAGTGAATGTCCATGTAGATAAGTATTTACCAAGACCTTGTTTCTTAGCTATCTTTCTTCTTTCTTCTGTAGTAACATCTTCATTCAATGGTACAATAAGATCTAGAAGTCCTTTTTGTATTACACTGAAGTTATTTCCTGTAACAATTTTAAGATTGTTCTTTTGGAATTCTCCAAATGAATACATTGTTCCACTATTAACAAATGCTTGGAAATTGTATCCCATAAAGTTGGCTATAGCAATAAGAGGTTTAAGACCCACAGCAAGAGATCTAGTTAATGAGTCAGCATTACTTAATAACTTTTTAGCATTAACTGTCTTTGCTTGTTTCTCTTCTTCTGTTTTACCAAGCTTCTCTCCAAGATTAGCAAAACCAACGTTTCCTAATGAACCAAGATCTTGTCCTAGTTTATATAATCCATCATCAATGATTACTTGTAATACATCTGCATTCTTATTCTCTGCTTCATTTACACTAAGCTCTCCATCTGTAAACTGTACAGCACCATTCTCAACTATAAGACTTCCTTTAGCTTTCTCAACAGAATGTAATGTAAGAAGTGTGTTCTCTAAGTTCTTAGCACTTTCATATTCTAATAAAGACTTAACCCACATTGCTCCCACTTTATTAAGATCAGTAGACAATTGGTTTACAGCTTTATCTGTTTGAGTGAAATACTTAGGAATAGATTTCTTTAACTTACCTGTCTCAGGATCTATTTTAGAAACATTCTGTTCTTCGTTTATTCTAGTTTGGTAGAAGTCTGTCCACAAAGATTCTTTTGCTTGAGCAGATATATCATCTGTCTGTGCAAACTTCTGAAGGATTGTAGCTTCTATTAATGGGAAAAATGAACTTCCTTGTTTATCAAGGTATCCCATTTGTTTAGCTTTAGTATTTAAGTCAGTAAAGAATTGCCATACATCAAATGCAGCTTTGTTTTTACGTAGTGCTTCATATTCTTTAGATAGATGTCCATCTTCAATCATTGTTTCTCTGAACAACTGATTGAATCTGTAGTTATCATATCCATCAAAACTCTCACTATTTATATCTAATGAATCTCTTAACTTAGCTTTTCTCCAAGAGCGTTGTAATGCATCTTCTTCTCCATCATTTGAGAATACAGTTTTATCAAGATCTTGTATTCCTTTATCGATAGCTGCTTTAGCAAGTTTATCATACTCCTCAAGATTCATATTCTTTAAGAAGAACTTCTTATCTCTTTTCTCTCTAGCATCTTTTAATTCTTTCCAGAACTCAGCATCAAACTTCTTAATAAGATTTAATCCTGTTGGAGACATTGTACCAATCAAGTCAAATGCTTTAACTCCTTTTGCTGCAGCTTCTTCTTCTAATGCAATAAGTAATTTATCATACTGCTTCATCTTTCTTGAAAACTCAATGTTCACAAGACTCTTTGCATTCATAAGCATATTAGAAGCAAGCTTGATAATTTTAGCAGAAAGTCTAGATCCTTCTAAGAATGTTTTAGCAAACCCATCTATTTCTCTTTCAGCGTTAAGAATAGTTTCTTTTGTTGCATCTGTTGTAACTCCTTCTTTTAAACCTAAATGTACAGCATATTGGTTTTGTAATTGAGAGATTTCATTTAACATTCTACCAGCCATAGAAGATATGTGCTCTAACTCTTTTAATGTTTTCTTATTGTCTTCTGTCATTCCTTCTCTTGTATATTGAGAAAGGAAGACTTGGTCCATAGATGTAAACTTGTTAGCACTGATTCCATAATCAATTAAGTCTCCAAGCTTTTTGTCTAGCTCTTCTTTACTTATTGTATCATAGTCTATTTTAGCAAAGTCATCTAATGCAGTTCTTGCATTATTCAAGAATGATTTACCTACAGTTACTAAAGGTTCGAAGTTTAATTTAACTTGTAAGTTACGGATAGCATTACTTAACTTATTGATCTCTAAGATTTTACCATATCTATCTTCAGCAGCTACTGGTTTCTTATATAGTTTTTCCCATTGCTCTCTTAACGATTTAAGAAGAGAATCAATCTTAGGATTACCTGTAGATTCTGAATTGATAGCAACAGGAAGTAAGTATAGGTTTGTTTCTTCTAATGAATTCAACTTACCTATCTCCATAGATGTAGGAGAAGCAAATCCACTTGCAGGATTTCCTTCAACAAGATAGCTATAGTTCATTACAATAGGAATCATTCTAGCCTTTCTTAATTGATTAGGCTGTAATCCATAGTTGTAAAGCATCTTAGTGTACTCACCCATCTGAGCTTTCCAATCTTTTTGTTTACCCCAGTGAATATCTTCATCTTTACTCTTATTCACAGATGTAGTTTTCCAGTCAAGGATATCCACTTTAACATCTTGTGTACCATCTTCTTTTGTATAAGGTTCAATAGCCATAAAGTCAATAGCAGATGCAAGTTTACCTTTCACCTTTTGGTTAACCACCTTAGCTTCTAATATAAAACGTGTACCTGGTTTATAAGAGTTTATAAGCTCTTTAGTAAATCCTTCTAGTTTTGTTTGAATCTTAGGATCAAGTTTAGTTGCTATAGCATTAGTTAATGGTGTTGGTAATTTATATCCATCCTTATCAATAAGATTGTTAGTGATGTAATTATAAATGTAATCATGTATCTCTGTTCCCCAGTCTTTCTTCTGGTCATCTAAGAACTTCTGAAGATCTGTTCTTTCAGGAACAGTCTTTTTAAGTGATGCTGTTACAGAAGGAATCTGTTCAGGAAGATCATCAAGTGTGTAGTGTCTTGGTATCACTTTACCTGTAGCATCTGTAGTTTCAGCTACAGTTTTTAATCTACTAGCAAAGTCTTTAACTGTGTCATATAACCTATCTACAAGAGAGTTTTTAACTTGATAGAATACACCACCATTTTTTATATCAGAAGCAACACCACCTACGTTAGCAGAAGCTACATTACTAGCAGCTTGTTCAAATATATCTATGTTAGATTTGCTATACATTCCTTTGATAAAATCAAGAATAGCATACCAAAAATTCTCAATCATAGTTCTATCTGTTTCATTCATTAGCTCAGGGAACTGTGTAGAGCCCTCAGATTGATTGATAATCAATTCAGCTATAAGTTTATCAACAGCTTCTTTTTTAATCTTTCTAATGTCTGGTTTACCGTTAGATAGTTGATATGCTTTCTTACCTTTATATGCTTTTAATGTTTCATCATAGATCTTAAATCTACCTATTTTAGAAATCATTTCTGTAACAAGCTTTGGATTGGTTTGTTCTAATATAGCTGTAGCTACGTGCACTACTTCTTCTGTTAGAGCATAGTCTTCCATACCCTGAGCAATAGCTACTGTTCCTTTAATAAGATCAGCAAGTCCATTAATTCCTTTAGTCTGTACATCAGGATTACCTTTAAGATAATCTTCTAAAGATTGAATACTAATACCCATTTGTCTAGCAGCATTCTTTATTATCTCTATTGTTCTAGGAGAAGATTTAGATGCAGGCATCTCTTCTGTCTGTAACATTACATTACCTGTACCTACAAAGTTTTTAAATCCTTCTATATCTTGTTTATTACCTAGTATATGTATTTGTTCTGGTTCAAATACAGTATATGTATTAGCAACTCCTCTATATCCTCCAGATATTCCATCTTCAACATTATTAAAAATTATACTATCATTACTGTCATTTAATTTTTCTATTTCTTTTTTAACAATAGATAACATTTGATAATTATTACCTTCAACTATTAAAGGATTTTTACTATCTAATATAACAGAGTAAAGAGTTGAATCATCTTTTATATATTCTGAAAAATTAAGTTCATCATCATATTCTACAGTATCAAATTGTGTATCATTTTTAAACTTTTCAAATAAAGCTTTAGTTTTTTCTAATGATTGTTTTTCTAAATACTGTACATTTAAATTCTCCCTTCCAAAATAATTTAAAACAATATTTTGAAAATCTTGCTGTGTAATTGTATTTATATTATTACTTCCTAAATCTTTTTTAAAATAATAATAAAATAGCACATCATTGTAAACATTAGATTTGTCTAAACTCTGTTTATAACCTTGTGCAATTGCAGAACTATTAGAAAAGAAAAAACCTTTACCTTTAATATCAGCTCTTGTTTTACTTCCAACTAAACTTTTATCAAATTTATTAAATTTAGTATGTGTCCCATGATAAACAATATCTTTTAATTGACTATCAGGAAATATAGAATCTAAGTATGCAGAGTATTGTTCTTGTGTACCTACATTAGATAATTCAGGATTAGATTCAAATAATTTTCCCACTCCAGATTTTACATTTGATATATCTGATATAGCAGGAAAGTTATCCAACCCATTTTCTTCCTGCCACAAAGAAACCTTTGCAGCAAGAATTATTGGATTGATATTAGATTGTTCAGCTAACGCTTTAAACTCTTGTGAACTTCTATTTACACAGTGTGCCATATTAACATTCGTTTATTTTATTTTTTTCTTCATCTGATAAAGCATCCCATTCTTCTTGTGATAGGCTGTCAGGTTTTTCAACTATAGGTTTTATAGAATAAACATATCTACTTTGTGTACCATTTATAAAATTGGTTGAGAACTTATTATTCTTTTTAAAATCATTCCAATCTTTAAACCCTTCAGCTTTAGCATATTCCTCACCTGAAAAACTTGTATTAGTTTCATTAGATGTGACTAATATACCATCACCAATATATTGAACATCAAGCAGTCCTAAACTTTTTACTTCTACTTTACTTCCATCAGATAATGTATATACACCATCTTCTAATCTTTCTCTTTCAGTTCTATTAGTAATAGTTTTTGTACCTGATTTTATCTTAGCAATGTTATCAGATTGCATTTTTATTTCACCTATCACATCACTATTTGGTTGGATTGTAGCACTAACTATTTGTGTTGTACCTAGAAGAGCTAATTCGATTTCACTATCTTCCACTTCTCTTTCCACTTTCAAGAAACCATTGTCTAATACAGATGATCTAGAAACTGTTGATGTAGGATCTAAAGGAAACTCTTTACCATAAAACTCTTGAGCTCTGAATGAATCACCCCAAGCATTAATCATTTTGTATACATAATTGAAGTAGGTTCTTTCAATTCCATCTTTACCTTTGAATGTAGATTCTTGGATTAAAGGAACTCTCTCACCTTTTTCATTTATTCTGTACACCTTCTTGAACAATCCTTTATTTACATGAGATGTATCTCCTGTCTTTCTAGCTTTGATTCTTTGATTCTTAGTTATATTTTCTTCCCAACTGTAAGAAATAAAATCATCAGCTCCTTCTCTTGAGAACATAGAGAACACAATCATCTCAGGAAGTCCTTTATTTATTTTATCTGACAACTTTTTACTTAAGAATGCTCTTTCTGGATAATACCAATTTCCTGCTGCACTCTCTTGCATCTGTCCTCTCTTATAAGTAACAGTGTTAGGACTATTCCAGTTGGTTCTCTCCATTATATCTAATGTTTTGAAGTCAGCTAAGTTAGGAATATTTTCTAGATTAGACAATGTTTGATTGTAAAATTCTCTAAAATCATCATAAGGAAGAAGGTTAGTGAAAGCAATAGGAGAGTTTGTAAGTCCTGATTGTATTACAGCTAGTCTAACAAGCTTACCATACAAGTCTTTCTGCTCATCTCCAAGCTTTTCTTTTAACTCATTAAAGCCATAGATAATCATATTCTGATCATATATCTTATTGCTCTTTCCTTTAATAGAAATATTATCTGGACTAGCAATTAACAGGTTCATGAATCTCTTAATCTCTCTAGGTCCATAAAGTAATTTTTCTAATAACTCACGACTTATGTTTTCTCTTTTATATACATTACCATCTCTTAGTTTGTATTCATCTAATACAATCTTTCTACCACTCTCTAATTGTAAAGAGTTGATAATCATGTTATTATGTAATGGATGATCTTTATCTTTCATCACCTTGTCTCTAAACTCAATGATTTGTTTAGCCGCACTCTTCTCTGTTGAGGTGCCTAATAATATTTTCTTAACAGAGTTGTTAAGCTTTCTATCATTCTGTACAGCCCAATCAAAAAGATCATTCACTGCTTTCTGAGACACTTTAATAAAATCTCTATCAGGTAACTCTGAATAAGGAATTAATACGCTCTCCATAACTCTTCTGATATTCTTTCTATCAGAGATTAATATTTCAGCAAATGCATCACGTACATCATATATAGTATTAGCAAGAGGTCCTATGAAAGAATTCTTAAGAATAGCATCTACAGCAGGTATCACATTACCTTCATTATCTATAGAAGAGAATATAGTTTTTTGTGCTTTCTCTACTTGTACTCGCTTCTTAGTTATTAAGTATGGATCATTAATTGTAGCTGTATCAAAGTTAGATCCTTGTGTTACTTGGAATAAATGATTACCCATCATAGCATATTTCAAGAACTCATCTAATATGAATTGTTGTTGAGCTAACATCTTAGGACTATTCTGCATATCTTCAGCAGTCATACCAACCATATCGAATAATTCTTTTTCACTAGGAATTGTATCTATAAATACATTATCATCTGTTAGATAATCATACTTAGCATCGCTAACAAACTTATCGATAAACAACCATGAGTATCCATTATTCTGAATTGTTTTTAAGTAGTCACGAATAATTGGTTGGTTCATGAAGTAACCCACTGTATTAATAGGTACACCAAGTTTAACTAATAACATCCATGTAGAAGCAACGTTAGGGTTAGCTCCCATCTCCATAATCCAAGGACCTTTAGAGATATCCACATATCCATCAATGAACTGTCCGATAACATCGGATATATAGTTTTTACCATCAGCATCTTTAATCATAGATAGAGTGGCACGTTTAACTCCATTAACTACAACTGAGTTGTATTTTTTGAAATTAACTTGACCATCACCTAACCATTTTTCATCAACAGGATCAATAACTGTTTTCAATTTAGTTGGATCAACATAAATAAGACTACGTTGGTTTTGAGAGTGATTAGTTTGATTCACAGCAGCAATACCAATTGCATACTTACCTGTAACGAATGCGTGTCTTAAGTTAGTCATGAATGATCTACTTAACATGTTTCCTACAGAACCATAGTCAATCTTAGTTCTACCAAGTTTCTTACTAATCTTATCAGTTAATTCTTTAAGTTGATCTGCAGAGTTAGGTTTGATTAAGTTCTCGAAGTTAAGATCGTTAGAGATTAATTTCTGTAGAGATATCATGTACTCATTCTCTAATGACTGATTGTAAAGATCATTGATTACATCTTCTTTTTGTAATGAATACTCTTCAGCAAAGATAGCTTCTAGGATTTTATCTCCACGCTCACCTCTTTTTAAAAGATCTTTTTTAGAGTTTAAATACTCATTGAATTCTCCTTTGTCATATAGCTCACCAAACTTCTTAATAGCTTCTTCACCTGTTCCTAAGTAAGGAACCACTTTAGGTTTCTTATCATTTCCAGGATAGATGTTTTTCAAATAGATTGACAACTTATCGATATCAAAATCCGAACCAGCTTTCTTAACAAGCTCTGAAGGAATAACTACTGAGTCTTTATAACCTTCTGGTAAGAACTTAGCTATCTCAAATACATCAATAGAGTTTTGTTTCTGTGTTGGGATACGGAATGCCACACCCATAATAGCTTCAAATTGTTTCTTACCTTCTGGATCATTATTGAAATAATCCATAAGTTCTTCATCAGACATATCTGATTTAAACCATTTAGCTACCATTATCTGGCAAACATTTATTGTCTTACCATTCTCATTTCTAGTGTAGAACTTAAGTAGGTTAGAGCTATAAACATTCTTACCGTTAACTACTTGTTCTCCAGGTCTTTCTGATTCTAATAATGTAGATGGAATCTGCACTTTCATACCTCCTTTTATTTTAGGAGATACAACATTTTTATTAGCAATAGAATATAGAATGTTTCTGATTTGTTGGTATGCAGGAGTAGCTTCAAGAACAGTGTCTCCTGATTCAAATCCTCTGAAAGCATCAGTGATATTATCATTAACTTCTCTCTTTAAGATTTCATCTCTTAATGTATCAGTTAGTTTCTTAACATTGCTTATTTCAAATCCTTTAGCTGTTTTACTTAAACCAAGTTTTTTAAGAAGAGATTTATATCCTTGCTCTATCTTAGCCTCTAACATATCTTGATTATGTTTGATGTCTCTGTAAAGCTCAGACTGTTCTAGTTTTTGTTCAGGAGATAGTTTTAGCCATTTGATAAATCTAGCATTGAAGTCTTTAGTGGTAGTATCAAAATCAATTGGTACACCAGCTTGCATAAAATCTAATGTAACAAGTTTAGTAATCTGAGATCCTTGTGTTACATAGTTAGATTCTTTAGAAGGAACTTCTGCTTGTACACCCATAATAGAGAATGGTATATTTGAAACAGCTTGTTTTGCATATATATCATTCTGAGCATTAGCATCTTCAAATGGTGTTTCATCAAACTTACCATTCTTATCGTATAGAGGAGATATCTTTTCAGCACCCACTTTACTTCCTGATTCATATACAGCATAATCTACATTCTCATTTAACATCTTGTCATACAACTTGATAGCATTTGAGTTTGGATTCATCTTATGAAGTAGTCTAAATGATAGAGGAAGCAATGCAAACTTATGTAACACAACATCATTATAATCTCTACCATCCATTTTATTACCAGATACAATAGGTTTTCTAGGAGTGTATGTACTTGCTACATCAGGACTGTTTCTATCAAACTTATCTAGTTCTCTTTTAGTTGCTCCAGCTTTAACCAAATCATAATAAGCCATATCATGTCTATACTGAGCTTCATTGTCTTCAGTCCATTCTCCAGAACGAATTCCAAATACACGATTAGCTTTATCAAGAATGTATCCACCACCATCAGTTTCTGCATATGGATCATATCCTTTAAGATCACTAACACTTAATACATCACCAAGAGTGATTGCTCTGAAATAATCTAATGTCATATCAGTGTAACCAGCATCTCCAGGTTTGAATCCTTTGTTGTACACTTCATTAAGTGCAGCATTAACATCTTGAGATCCAACCATAAGAGCTTGTCTAGGAGAGTTGAAGTTCTTAATACGTTTCAACTCATCACTATACTGATAAGGATCAGAATAAAGAAGCTTATGCATCTCTATGTTAGCTATCATATAGTTTACAGATAACACTTGAAGTTTGTCTTTTAAAGTTTTATCTGTTAGTTCTATATCATCGTTAAAGTTTATATCATCAATAGTTAATCCTTCAGAACCAGAATAAACTATACCATACCCTCTAAGAAGATCTTCTGTCTGTAAAGCATCTTCTTTAATGAATGCATCTACAGCAGCATTTATCTCAGATGCATATCCTTTGAATCCTTTTGAAGGATTTCCATTGTATAATTCTTCAGAAGTGTATTGTGAGTTAGTTGACTTCATGATTTTGTTATGAAGCTCTTCTCCTAATATTGCTTTAAAGAAACGTAAGTCTGTTGATTTGTTTCCTTTACCCTCAACAATAAAACGTTCATCTCTGGCAAGTTCTACTTCAGATAAGAAATAGTCTCTGAATATTTCATGATAATCTTTATCTAAGAACTCTTGATTGTCTATGAAATTAACCATCTTAACAGCCCATTCAATAGCAGCATCACCAGGTACAAGATTTAAATAGTATCCATCTAGGTTAAGATTTATCTCTTGAACTATTCTTTCTTTAGCTGTAAGCTTAGAACTTTCTTTCTTCTTACCATTACGTTGGTTATCTGTACCATCAATATATACAGACTTCATTAAGTCTTGTGTATTACTGATACGTTTACCTGTTCCTTTTGTAGGATGTAAGTTAAACATCTTCTGCATCATTACACTTCCTTTAGCAAATGCATCTGTACGTAAGTATTCGTATTGTTTGTATGCAGGATTACTTGATAGTTCAGTGATGTTATTTAATTTAGAAAGAACATTATGTAAATTACTTAATGCATTTACACCAATATAAGTTTGTGTACGTTCTCCATTCATATTGAAATACGTACTCTCGAATCCTTTATTTTCAATGATAGCTCTTGTAAGTCCTAGTTGCATTAAACGTTTTTCAATATTTAATGTTCTAGGAGTTAACACTGCAATACCTCTAGCTATCTTTCCTTCAGCTTCATCCTTAGCAACTTCTTCATCAGTCTTAGCCTTACCTTGATCATTCAGTTGAGTAAACTGATTTTTAATACCCTCTACAGCATCTGTAAAGTTTAATAACTGATCATCTTTTAATTTTTTTAATGCTTTAATGTCAAACTCAATACCTAGTTCTTTAAGAAGAGCTGTATAAGTTGTTAGGTCTGAACCACTCAATGGCATAGATTTAATCTTATCTGTAGCAAAGTATCTTCCTGTCTTAGGTTCATAAGAGAAATATAAAGACTTATCTTTAATCTTATCGATCATTTCATTAGTCATTTCATATTTAGCTTGCTTAGCAGCACTAGTTAATGTTGAATCACTAACTACCACTTCTCCACCAGGAAGAACAAATACAGAAATAGCATCAGCATTTTGGCTCTTCATAGATTTCCAGAATGCAGAAACAAGTTGCCAATCTAATTTCTTATAATCAATTGGTATACTAGGAGCAACCTTTGTAAGTCTTTTGTATAAGTTCTCAAAATTAGGATCTCCCTTAGCCATTTCTTTAAGTCTAAGTAACATATCATCAATGTCAATAGAATCATATAACTTGTTTTTCAACTTAATGAACACCTCATCAGCAGGCATAAGAATAGCACCACCAATAGAAGAACGTTTAACTTTTAATTCTCTTTCTCCTTGTTCATTAACACCCTCATATGAAATAGGAAGAGTTCCTAATAATAACTTAACAGCACCATTTGCTTTTCTGAATGAATCAATCTTTCTAGCATCTCCAAATCCTTCATCTTTAGATTTCTCAATATCTTCTAATGCTAGTTCATCATTCTCATCAAACTCTATGTTGAATGTTTTAAGTTTCTCTTTATGTCTAGTAATAATATTATCCCATTGAGCATCTACAGTGTTGTATAATGTTTCAATATCGTTATATTGTTTTATAGCATCTTCTTCAGATGTAATACCATCAGCAACATTTTTTTCTATAAGATCTGCTTGATGACCAATTATATCTAATATTCTTACATTAAGTTTTTGATAAAGTTCTTTCTGTCTAGGTCTTACCACATTGAATAAACTTTCATCTCTTTCAACAAAATCTTTAAGAGTGATAAATGTCATGTCATCAATGATCTCATGTAATTGAGCTGCAGGAATTCCTACCACTCTCAAATCAGAATAATCATCAGCAGAAGCATTTTCTATATCAGTTACACCCACATTAGCATAAGCTAATTGAGACATGTAAGGATTGAATGTAGCATAGTATCCATTACCTATCTTGTTGAATAACTCTTTTGTATTACGTTGAGCATCTTTACCAACAAAGAAAGATTTAATGAAGTCAATCAATTCAGAGAACAATCTACCTATTAAACTCTTAGATGCAATTGGTTCTCCTAATTTATCTTTAAGAACAGCATCTCTAAACTCTTCAGCAAGTTCTTCTTTGATTTGGAAAGCTGTAGCATTTTTATATGCAACAGTCTCACCTGTTTCTCTATCTACAAATGTTCCTGGTCTACTTGCAAACTCTTTAAGGATAGCTTCTTTTTCTTTTGCATCAGCAAACATTTTCCATACAGCTTCAAACACCTCGTGATACACAGTACCCACCTCAGCGTTTTCATATATGTAGATAGCACCATTATGAAGCATACCCCAAGCTTGTCTACCATTAGTACCTTGAATGATATTCTTCACTCTGTATAAAGGAACATTAGGAAGCATCTTCTTGATACCTTCTTCTAACTTAGCCCAGTCTTCACTTTGGAACTTTTTAGCTTGTTTAGATAAAGCTACACGCATTGCTGAATCATCAGGAGATTGTGTTCTTTGTCTAGTAGCAAACTTACTTACTTTAGCAGGTTTTGGTTCAGCAGGTGGAGTTGGTATAGCTTCTTCTTTTTCTTCTTTTAAAGCAGCTATCTCAGCATCGTACTTAGCATTGATTTCTGCATTTTTCTTTTTATAATCTTCTAATGCCTGATTTGTTTTATCAGTATCTTCATTTGTACCTTTACCTTCTAATGTTGTAAGATCAAGAGGCGGAAGTTTATTAGTTTTTAATTCAGCTTTTCTTCTTTCTTCTATATCAGCTTTCTTATCAATAGGTTTTTCCTCAGCAAAAATATCAAATCCTTCAGGCATAGGAGGAGGTCCTTCAGTAGTTGGTGTAAATGGTGTAGCAAGTGCAGGTTGAACTGGAATCTTCATTCCTTCCAATTGTGGAAGCACCTTCATGTATATATCATTACCAATTAATTGTTTAGCTTCTTCTCCTGGAATATTTTTAGCTTCAGCAACTGATTTTAAAACTTCTCCATCAAAAGAACCAAACTGAATATTAAACCCTTCTTTAGTTTCATTAAACTTCTTACCATCTAATGTAAATATTATCTTACCATGACTTCCTATCTGTATAGTGTTCTCTCCTAACCCATCTAATACAAATGTTGTTTGTGGAGCATCAGCTGCAGGTATCTTTGCCTTAGTTTTGAATGCATCCAACTGTGGTCTTAGTTTAGCTAAGATGGCACCATATACAACAGCTCTAGCTTGATCAACGTCTTTAGGTTCATTAGGATCAAGACCTTTTTCAGTCATGATTCCTGCCATTGTAGTGGGTTCAAATGTTATGCTAAATCCTTCATTTCCATCTGTATCTGTAAACTTTCTAGCATCTATTTTAAAAGGAATCTTACCAAATTTAGAATTCCATTCATTCTCTCCACCCTCTAAGTTATATTCTTTTTGTGTAGGTGCTGTAGAGAATTCAGGTTGTTTAGCATCAGCTGTTGCTGTTGGAGCTGCTGGTGCAGGAGCTTGTGTAACTACAGGCTCTCGTTTAGGAATAAAGAAATCATCTGCTACTGAATCTAATGTAAAATAGATTCCTTTCTTATTAGGAATATTAGGATCAGTTAATGGTCTCACTTGTGTAACCAAAGGAATCTCTTCATTAGTTCTTCCCTCAGCTGATAATAAGTATGTTTGGTAGTTATCCCAATCTTTTGTAATTGGTTTACCTTCTTCATCTATACCAGTTATCTCTGTATATTTTTTCTTGAATGATTCTGTATTAACCTTAGTAGCATTAACATTGTTATACATACCTCTAAGGATAGCCTTAATCTCATTCTCTTTAAGTTCTAATCCACTTGTTGTAAAATCAAATGCTTCACCACCAAGACCTGATAAGAATAATTTACTGAAAGACTTATTACCTTCTGTAACATCTTCAAACCAAATACTATTGTATCCAGGATTTTCTTTTCTTTCTCCTGTCTGTGTATTTCTAGGAACACCCCAGTAAACAATAGTCTTTAACCAATTAAATAAATATTGTGTCTCAGCTGTTTTAGTAGTGCCATCTTTTGTTGTGTTCTTAGTTACCTGAAGCATTACATCATAGATAGTATTTACTTCATTCTCTGTAAGGTTTCTGTTTTTTAATTTAATTAATCCACCAGGAACTTTTAAGAACACTCTACCTTGTGGAGTATCAAATGTCACTTTACCATATGTAACAGAGTCATTGCTTGTAGCAACCATTAATACAGGATCTTCAATCAAAGCTCCTTCTTCTAATAGTCCTGTAGTTTCTACAGCCACTCTAGCATCATAGTCTCTTACTTCTTTTCCTTTCTCATCTAGACGTGTTACATAATCTGGAATACCAAATGATGCAGCAATAGGCTGTGGTTCAGGAATAGATTCTTCTTGTAAACGATCATTTCTCCATTTACTATATTGTTGTCTTAAAGATGTTTGTACAGCTTCATCAGTAGAAGCTCTAAACATAGAACTTCTTTCTCTATTACCATCTTTGTTTGTATATGTAGCTTCTAGTTCTTCATTAGGGAACACTTGGAAGATAGCATTTTTAATAGGGTCAGCTAATTGTTCTTTGGTAAAAGGAACACCATTCTCATCAACTAATGTAAATGTACCATCTTCATTGTCTTGTACCATTACAAGAGCAATGATTTTATTAGGATTGACAGGCTTACCTTGGTAATCAGTAGCTCTTCCTTCATCAGTTAGATAGTTCATAAGACCATCTACACCAGCATCAGCTTCTGTAGCAGCAGTGACAATCATTCCACGAAGAGCATTTCTATTATCAAACTTATGCATGTTGAAACCAAAACGGTTTGCTCTTGCATGATGTTCTCTAATCTGCTCACCTTCTTTACCTCTAGTAACAGCAATAGTAGATCCCACTACATCAAGATCATCTTTCTTAGCAGATGCTTCGTAGTATGCATTACTAAAGAAACTCTGTACATCAAGACTATTAGTTCCTAAGTATTCAGCACGAAGAGCTTGATCATTCTGAAGTCTTCTTTCTTCTTCTTGTTGTTTTTTATATTTATCAGCAATCTGTTTGAACTTATTGAGAATCATCTCCTTAGCTTCAATCTCTTGTTGCACTTCATCTAATGATCCTTGCATAATAGCTAAATGATCAACAAGATCTTTTAGTCTTTGCTCATTGATATTGATGTCACCATCTTCCATCTCAGCAACAACATCATCGATCATCTGTAAGTCTGATCTATAATTAGGCTTAAGCTTAAGGAAGTTAGGATTGTCTTTTAAGAAGTCAACCCAGTCTTGTCCCATAAGTCTAGGAACATTTGGATACTTAGATTCAAATGCAGATATAAGTTTAGATATATAATCAATAGTTGAATCTAATGCAGCCTGAGTATCTCTAGCTAATTTAGATAGAGTGGTGATTTGTTTCTGAGTTGTTTCTTGTAACACTTCAAGATCTATAATTTCATCTTGTAACTCATCCATGAAGTCTTTGAAATTGGTTGAGTACTCATCTATATTAGCAGCCATGTCTGTAATATAACTAAGTGTAGCATCAATCTCTTCAGCATCTAATTGTAAAGACTCTATCTCTCTTTCTAATTGCTCTTGCATTCTAGATAGACGCATAGCATTATCAAGAGCTCTTGTTGTAGCAGCTTTAAACTTAAATGCTTTTGTACGCTTATCAAGCTCAGCTGATTCTATTTCTTTCTGTAAAGCTTCGTATTCTTCTTTAGCCTTAGTAAGTTCTTTTTGTTTCTGATCAATTGTTTTCTCTATCTTATCTTGCTTAGTAGCTAAGTCATCAAACAAATCATTTAATATTTGAAGACGTGCTTCACGTTTAGCTTGTATACGTGGATCTTCTTGAGCAACAAAATCATCTTTTGCTTTTTGTTGAGCTGCAGTTAGTTCACCAACTTCTTTAATCATAGGTTCTGCAAACCCTTTCTTAGCAACAAATTGATCTCCTGTAACTTCAATCTCTTTTATCTCTCCTTTTTTGTTTCTGTATTTAAACATCATTTGACCAGTCTCAGGATCAAATTCTATTCTACCTTTTTGTTTACCATACTTCTTACCAAAGTTGAATTCATAGATAGTGTTCCAATGTTCCATATAGAACTTGGCTTTCTTATTCTTTAATGTAGAATCAACCTTACCTAGATTATATCTCTCTAATGTAGATTCTTTTAAATCATATACATTACCATCTGAGTCTTGCACTTTAATTGTACCATCATCATTCTTACCTAATACAATCATTCTAGGAGCACGATATACTTCATGTCCTTTATCATCAAAGTCAACCACCTTACCTAAGAAATACTCTGTACCTATTTCAATGTCTCTAGGTCCTCTTTTAGTTTTGATAGAAATAGTTTCTTTAGGTCCTGTTACAGGTTCTTCAAACTCTCTTCTCTCTTGAATATAGCTAGCTGGATTAGCAATAAGGTCATTGTAATCTTTAAGATATTCTTTTCTTCTCATTGCTAACTCAACAGAGTCTACCAAATCTTGTTTAACTTCTGCAGTGTTAACTTCTGGATTAGCATCAAGTTCAGCAAGTTTATCAGCAAGAGCTGTAGATTCTGGATTAGTTAATTCTTCATTAACAATAGATTGTACATCAATTCCATTACTTACAGGAAGAGTAGCCACTTGAGGAATACGCAAGTCATAGTCTGCCACTTTACTAGCAGCATAAGACATTTGATCAATTGCTTGATCAGAATACTTTCTTTGTTGTTGCCCTTTGTCGTTTAATATAGGTTTACCTTCTGCATCTTTTAATATCTCTCCAGAGTATCTTAGATTAGTAGATGCATAGATTTGATCTGTGTTCTTAGCTGTAGTTTCAAAATACGAAAGTCTAGCATTGAATGTTTCAGCTGTATCATTTATATTAGCAAGACCTGCTTGTTTAAGACCTGCTAATCCTTCAGGAGTCATAGAATCTTTTCTCATCTCTTTGATGTCATCCATAACCATATCTATCTTACCATATTTAATACGTGGTGCTAGATAGTTATGCATCATATCTGCATTAAGATCTTTTGCTTCTAATTCATCTCCTTGTTCAATAGCTTCTTCTTGTTGTTCTTGAAGAACCACTCCTCTATTTACAGCATCCATTTTATATTGAAATGCTTCTTTGTATGTAGGTGCATTATTAAGTTCTTGTAAGAAAGCTGCAGTGTTTGTTTTAGTAGCTTTACTCATCATGTAATTACCTCTAGCTTGCATAACTCCACCAGTAAGACCTCCAATAAGTCCACCTTCAAGTCCTTCTTTAGAGTTTAATGCTCCCACTCCTTTGCCAGATTCATCTGTTCCATACAATCCATATAGAACACCATCAACTAATACACTAGCGTCATCTCCTTTGAATGCTTTATTATAATAGTTTTGTGTTCCTATCTGTACAGCATACTGACCAATCTCTTGACCCATCTCTTTAGGATCAAACACATACTTACCTACACCTTTAACTTTATTATATAGTTTACCAAAATTAGTTTTAGCTGTTTGTCTAGCAACATATTGACCATTTTCTAATACAACATCATTAGTCATTCTAGATAAACTATTTGCAGCTTGTCTTTCAGAAGCATATGTACTTCCCATTAACTTAGGAAGCTGTACATATTCTGTAGCTGTTAATAAAGCCATATTAGTAAGGAAAGATGCTTTCCCCACTTTAGCTGTTGTTTCATCTATTCTCTTTAATTGTTCTTCATTTAATGCTACACCAAAGTTAGCTCTTGTCTGTTGATCAATTAATTTATCTCTAAATTCATTAGATGTTTGTAATCCTTCAAATGCAGACTCTCCAGCTTGAGAATATGCAGCTACACCAAATCTTCTACCAACACTATTCACATAACCAAACTGATTTGTTTGTGCTGCAATCTCAGCCATCTTAGATGTTCTTTGTGTAATGTCAGCAATAGAAGAAATCTCTCCTTCTAATAAAGCAGCAGCTTCAGCATTCTTACCTGCAGAGAAAGCTCTTGCAGTATTTTTTAATAATGGAGAGAAAGCTTTAAATGATTGAGCAGCATCTAATGCAGCAGCTCCTTGACCAATTGCAGTACCTGCAGCTTTAAGTGCACTGTTAGCAATGTTACCAGAGATGATAGCACCTACAGCAAATCCAGAGTTTTTGATTGCTTTATCAAATAAGAAGTTTGCTGTCCACCAGTTATCAGGAGAATACCAGTTAGCATTCTTTTCTTGATCTGTATAATAGTTTGGTAGATATTCTTGATCCACCTTTTCATTCCATTTATCAATTCCCTGCATTACAGGGTTATCCCATATGTCAGAAAGTCTTCCTGTAAACAAAGAAGATATAGCACCACCCACTGTAGCAAATCCACCAACAACAGTTGTAGCTGCAAGGTTAGTTCCTTTTAATATTCCATTAACACCTTTTGATAAAACAGATTGTTGTGCTCCCCAAGCATCTTCATTGTTAGCTCCATAAATAACAGTATCATATCTACCAGTTAAATCAGATGCAACATCAGACAAATAGGTTTTACCTGGTCTAATTTCACTAGGATCTACTTGACGATTTTGAAGATTGATTCTGTCATCTTGAGACAATGGTCTTCCTGTTCTTAATCCAGGAAATCCTGTAGTTAAGGGAGTGGTAGTGATTGAACCAATGTTAGGATTAAGGGGACCTCTTACATAAGGTTGTCCTGCTAGATTTGGATTTTTAGGATCTGGCATAATCTATTATTTATTTTTTTGTTTGGTTGTGTAGATAATTTAAATACATAGCACTCAACTCTGCTGGAGATGTTGTTTTGTATGTGTTATCTATAATCTGTTCATCAGTTGCAATAGCGGCACCATATATAGTAGTGTACCCTGTAGCGTTTGGAGGTCTAACATAATTAACAAGTCTATATCCTCCACCTGATTTTATAACATCAGCACGATAACTCCAACCTGCTTGAGTTACTGCTGGATTAATGTTAGTACCTTTATAATGAGCTGTAGTCCAAGCATCAGGTGAGTTAACCATGTATACAGGATTTGTAGATTTGGTGTTCTCATTCATGTTAATTGCATCCTGAATAGGTTGTTCTACATAATTTGTAAATTTAGCATTTGTAAAAGTTGTTAAATCTGTACGGTTTACATTAGTTATAGTGTAAGATTTTCCATCTTCATCATTAACTATTATCTCACCCATCCAGTCTTCTCTAGAATTGGTAGGCTTTTTAGCATTCCAAGATATAGTTTTTGCATTATCTAAAGCTTTTAATACTGTTTCTTTATCTACACCTGGTCCATAGTTTCTTTCTCCACCATTTACATACGTAGCCACCATACCTATAGTTTCAGGTTTTGATTCAGTATCCATAGCTAAAAGTCCTGACACAGCATCATTTACACCAACCACTTTAGCTAGTTTATCATTATATATTTTTTCAGCCTTATCTAATGTATCATAATATTTAACTTGCTTACCTTTAAAACTATCAACTTCTTTAAAGAGTTGATTATGCATTTCAGGAGACATCTTATACCATTGAGAAAGAAATTTATTTTGATTAGCATTTAATCTTTTATCGTTAATACTAAATCTATTTCTAACAGCTGAACCATACCCAAGAGCTAGTTCTCGTATCAATCCACTCTTTTCCATTTGCAACATGTCTTCAGGAGTGATAGTAAACTTTTGACCTTCAATATTAAAATTCATTGTTTGATGCCCAGCTAATAATTTTTTTAACTCTCCATCAACATCAGCTTCTTTATTAGCAGATGCTCTAGCTGTTATTTTAAGATTTACTTTATTATTTAAAGTGCTAGAAGTCTCAATAAATTCAGCAAGCTCATCATTTAAATTAGGTGGAGGAACTACTCCATTATTATCATAATTGTTCTTAATGTTATTTACAAATCTATCTAAGTATGCTTCAGTGCTTATACCTTTTTCTTTGGCCCATCTATCAGCCATAACTAAAATATCTTTATCATCTAACTTAGGATCGTTCTTCCATGTTCTTACAAAATCAAAAAATATAGATTTTGATTTTAGGTTTTTATCTTCAGTTAGTGTACTTATATCTGTTTCAATAATGTTTTGAGCATTCACTTTATCTCCTGGAGTACCAGCTGTGAACAATGCTTTATTTGCATCATATGTTCCTCCTGGACCTTTACCTTTACCTGGTTCAGGTTTTTTATTCCAATTTCCTGTAGCAAGATCTTGTTCATATTCAGCCATGAATTTATAATCTTCTCTTAGACTTGCATGTTGATCAAGTGCTAATTTTGCTCTATCAATAGCAAGCTTGTTTCTTTCTTGTGTTTTTTTAAATGCCATGTCATCTCTGTAGTTTTGCTGTTGCAAAGCTTCATTAGTTGCATATGTTTTTGAACTATCCTCATCAAGAAATTGATTTAATAAACGTTGCTTAAACTCTTGAGTGTAATAGCTTTGTTTAAATGATTCTGGATTATCCTCTGCTTCTTTAGACAATGTTATAAATGTATTATCATTCTTTAATAAAGCAGCTTCATTTTCAGAAGCAGCCTTGATGTACATTTCTTTTTGCTCAGGAGATATATTTGTTCCATTCAACATAGCAGTGATTTCTAATGCTTGTTGTTGTAATCTAGATCTCTCACTATCATAATCAGCTTTCAAAGGTTCTAACAATGTTGTAGCTTCTGTATTTCTATATGTAGCCCAACCATCAATTCCTATTTGTTGTTTTACATTTCCTTCATTCAATACATTATTGATAGCAGCAATTACAGCTGGTTTGTTTGTAACAAGCTTTTCAATTGTCTTAGCATCAGCATATGTATAATGTCCATTAGTGATAAGTGGTTTATTATCAGGACCAGTAACAAATATTTGTTCTGCTATGGTTTCACTTTGTCCAACACCTACAAGAGCTTCTTTTAACTTCTTTACAATGTTTGTATAAGGAACATAGTCAGCACTAAAAGAAGCTTTTAAATCTTTGCTATTAACATAGTCTGATGCATACATATCATAGTAGTCATCATTGTTCTTATCTGTTAATCCTTTCTTTGCTAACTCAGCTTTCTTTTTATATCCTGCTCTAAGTCTAGCTGTAGAACTAACCGCATTCAAAACATCTTCATCTTTAGTTATCTGTTTAGTCATACCATTAACAGAATTAACCAAAGAGAAATCAGAGAAGTCTCCAGCAGCTAAGAATGTTAAGTTATTACCTAAAGAGTTAAGTTTAGATTGTAGATATTTCTGCTGAACTTCATTAGCAATATCTAACCCTGCAACATTATCAATGTTAGTTTGAATTTTCTTTACTCCATCTTCGTACATTTTTTGTTTGTACACACCTACCTTAAGCATTGCATCTATAGGTTGCTGCTCTACGTAAGGATTAAAGGTTGGGATTTTGTCTGTATATGAAGCCATAGCGAGTTAATTAAGCAAATATAATATGAATTATTAGATTATACAATAGTGTATAACGATATATGTTAATTCTTTATAATTAAATTAGTTATAAATTTTTGAATGCTCTTACGACAGAGCTGTTCTTGTAGTTCTTTTTAGATGTTCCTCCATTTTTTCTTTTTTCACCAATTCCTCCTACTGCTTCAAGGTCAGCATCTGTTACAGTGTTCTTATCAGAAGATCTAACTCCTACAATGTTACCAGCAGCATCATATGTAAACTCTTTACCTGAAGCTAATCCTCCTCCACCTGATGAACTATTTCCACCTATAGTGGTATCAAAGAATTGAAGACCATTGTAGTTCTTAGCTCTACCATTGTTACCAAATCTGTAGTTGTACATGTTCTCATAGATAGAAAGTTTTCTATTCTCAAGTTTGTTCTTAGCATACTTATCAGCAATAGAATTAAGAGCAGCTTGTGTTGTAGCTTTAGTGTTTGATCTAGCTTGAGATTGTTTAGTCCATTGATCAGCAAAGATTCCTAAGTTTATCTTCTTAGCATCATTCATTGTATTAACGTTACTAGTATAAACTTGGTTCTTTAATCCTTGGTTAGCCATAAACTCTTTTTCGTTTATTTCGTTTATAGCATTATATTCAGCTGGAGCCATATTAGATTGAGCAGCTGGATTGTATCCAATTTGTCTTTCACGATTTCTAGTAGCAGACATTACAGAGTTACGCTGTGCTTGTAAAGAGATATCATAAGGAACCATTAGTTCTGGTTGATAACTCTGTGCAGGAACAGGTTCTAATTGATTACTAGCCATAGCATTCCACTCTGGATATAATTGCACAGCATCTAGTTCTGATTGATCTGTTGGTGTTAAATATCTTAATGCTTGATTAGCAAGTAATGCCCATGAAGGAATCTTACTAGTTTCTTTTGTTGTAGTAGGAGCTCCTTCTGCTGGAGTAACTGTTGCCATTATTGTTTCTTCACTATTAGCTGGATCTGTTTTTTTAGCTTCAGCTATTCTTGCAGATACAGTTTGTTCTCCAAAGTCACCATCTTCATTTATAAATGCTGTTGATCCCATTGCTTTAGCTCTAGCATTAAATGCTCTTTGATAATTCTTTACATCTACTTTGCTCTTAGGATTTAATGTACTCCAACCTGGATACCAAGAATTAGCTTTCTTAGCTTCTTCAAATTGTGCTGGTGTCACTTTACCCCATGTTCCTAATGCACTTTGTTTTTGCCCTGCAGGAACATATCCAAGAGCATCTGCAGATTTAGTTTCTGTGTCTTTAGTATCAAACTTCTTTATAACTCTTTCGTATATTTTAGTCTTTCCATCAGGTCCATACTTACCAGTGAATTTGTATCCTTGGTTTAAAGCATCTCTATCACTATCAAATGATTTTGGAGGAGAAGTAGTTTCTTTTGTTGTAGTGGCACCATCTTTAGCTTTCTTAATAAGATTAGCTCCATTCTTAGCATTCATTGTAACTGGATCCTTATCAAGCTTAGTATATCCTTTAGCAAGATCTTCTGCACTAAGGTTTTCTCCTATCACATCAGATAGTTCTTCTTTAGCATCATTGATTGCATTTTGATAGTTAGCTAATGTTATTTTAGTGTTAGCTATGTTTCTAAGTTTAGCATCAGCTCCTTCAAGCATAGCTTGCAATCCAGCAAGTCTTGCTTTATCAAGAGATGTTTCCACTTTGAATGAATCTACTAACTTAGAATTTTTATCAATGATTTTATTTTGCTTAGCTTCTTGTTTAGCAAGATCAATTCCAATGTTCTTGAATTTCTTACCATTATATATATTTGCTATTTCCATAAGATCTGGATCATTAAATTGTGATACTACTTTTTTGTCTAGTTGCATATTACCAAATACTACACCAGTAGTTTCTGGTTGTCCTGTTTGAGGATTTATTTCTCCACCAGATTCCATTTCAAACATAGGTTCTCCTCTTTCTACTTCTACAGGATTATCACCATACGTAATACCAATACCTGTTTGACCATTTCCATCAGAGTCAGTGTGTGACTGTCCTCTAAATAAAACTGTTTCACCAGAGCCTGGCATGTAAGGATTATGAGACATAGTCTCAGCTCCTCCACCCCAATGAGTTTGAAGTTGTCCACCCATAGCATATGTCTCCATAGCTCTTTCACTTGGAGGTGTGTACTGTTTTAAATGTCCACCAGCTCTAAACTTATGTGCATAGTCAGCAAAGTCTTCTGAAGTGTGATCACCAAACATTGTTATTAATTGTGGATTGTAATTAGGGTTCATATATCCACCATCTTCATAGCTAGCAATATCACCACCGTTTCTTACATATCTATTATGTGATTCTTGTAGTCCTTGGAATCCTGAATTAAGAGCCATCACTTGTGTATTAGCTTTAGTTTTCTCTTGAGCTTTTGCAATATCTCTTGGGTTTGTATCTAATAAGTTTCCAACTGTTCCAAGAACAGCTTCACCAATCATACCACCAATAGGTCCTCCAATAGCAGTACCAGCAGCTTTACCAACAGTTCCTCCAATACTTCCTCCAGCATTTTTACCTCCTGAAAGAGATTGTCCTACACCTGCACCCATTCCTCCTATTTGTCCATATAGTTGAGGATCTGCTTCTCCTGACCAAAAACCACCATCTTGTGCACGATGTAAATAACCACCATGTCTAAAGTCTTTTAACTGATTAGGATCTTGTAATGGTTCATAACCACCATCTGTATAGATATCATATCCATTACTATAAGTGTTTTGTATCTCTGTAGGATTACCTCCTATCATAGATCCATTTTGAGCTCTATAAAATTGTCCACCGTTTCTACTAAGAACATTTGTACCAACACCATAGATAGGAAAGAACTCTTCTCCTGTGTTTTGTATATCTTCAGGACGAACATATCTTCTTTTAGATTCTTCTTCTCTAGTTGCAGAAGCCATTCTAGCAATATCACTAACAGTTGCATCTCTCTCAGCATTCTTTTTCTTAGCCTCTTCAGCATTCAATTCATCAATAGCTCCAGCTATACTTCCTAAAGGTCCTGCAAATGGACCTAACGTATCCATCACTTTAGTGAATCCACTTTTTGTTGGTATCTCTCCTTGACGTCTATCACTAGGAGGACTAGGAGCTCCTGCATATGGTGGAGTGTTAGTCTTCTTTCCCATAATACCACCAGGACCATTTGGATCTCCTTGTGGTACAGGATTTGGTTGTGCTGCAGGAGTTTGTGGTTCTCCTAGCCTACCCATTGTCTGAGCACCTATTCCATATTTATTCATATCAACTCTTGGAACTATGGTAGTAGTATCAGTAGTTGTATTGTTAAACCAGTTAGGTGTAGTGTATCCTGAGTATGCTCTTGGAACATATCCTCCATATCTAAAATCCATATCAGACATATCCATTCCTTCACCACCTTCACCTTCAGCACCTTCACCTTGACTGCCAAACATTTTCATTATGTCTCCCATACCACCCATCATACTACCCATTCCTCCACCACCAGACTCACCACCTTTAGCAGCAGCTTGTGCAGCAGCTTTTGCAGCAGCATCAGCTTCAGCTTTATCTCTTTCTGCTTGAGTTGATCCAGTGTTTAATTTATCAGCACTATCATATAACTCTTGGTAGTTAATATATGACATTGGTTTAGAAACAAATTGTGTAGGAGATCCTCCACCAATAAGTGTACCTATCTGAGCTTTTTTAAAAGCTTTACCATGGACTTTCATGAATGCTTCTTCTGAAGGATATTTCTTATAGAACTCCTTTTCAGATTTAACTCCTGCTATTTTTAAAATTTGTGCCTTCATATTAATTATATTTATTCAACCATCCACCTGGTTGTGGTTTGTTATAGTTTGTAAAGTTAGTCAATTGATCTAAGTTCTCCAAACCTTTTTGTTCTTGTCTAATGTTTCCTCCCTGTTTCAATCTAGTAAAATAGATTCTTGGAACTTCATATTGTTGAGTAGCTGGATTATATTTTGCTCTAGGTAATGTCTTACCTGATAGTTTTTCTAGCTCTTCAATTTTAGAATTTATATCTTTTATAGCTAATTTAGGAGTACCAGTAGTATATCCAAGGCTATTAAGATTATTTGTTCCAGATTTAATATTCACTTCTATTAAACCTTTTTTAACCATCATTGCTCCTGCATCAAGTGTAAGAGGAAGTGAATCTGTACTAAGAGACATTGGAGAAGTAATAGAACCAGAACCAATAAAATTACTACCTTTAGGAGAAGCTTCAACTTTTCTAACAGCTTTAATTAATTGTTCTCTAGTTTTTCCTAGCGATTGAAGTTCTTCAATTATTTGTCCATTAACATCTAAAACTGGATTACCAGATTTATCAAAAACTTTTACATAATCATAATTAGTACCTGCACTATTTATTAATCCTTCTGGAGCTGTTTGAGGATCGCTATAGTTAATAACACCTCTACTACTATCTTCTCCAAAATTCTCTGCATAACTTCTTCCTATTTTTCTTACTAAACTTTCTCTACCTTGAGGTGCTGCTGTTTTAATTTCATTTATAGATGGTGCAAGACTTTCAATCTCTGTGAGATCATTTACATTTATAGGATTAGTTGTTATATCAATTTTAGTTTTATTTAAATCAGGAACAACATTTTTATATTTCTGAAGTAGTTCTTGTTTTGTAACTCCTAATAATCTGTATACAACAGTATCATCAAGTTTTAATATTTGTTTATTAATATTAACTAATGCTTGAGGATCACTCAACAATTTAGAGGGGTTCCAGTACATTACATTTTTATATTTACCTAATTCACGAATAGCAGCAATAGTTTCTTGTTCTTGTGGAGTATATATATCAGGCTGTTTAGGAAGTTCTTTTTTTCCAAAAGACTTTTTAAATTCTTTAAGTATATCAAGATCTTTCTTTTTATTATAGATAGATAGTTTCTGAGCTTTTGTTAAATTATCTTTTATTGATTTAACCCATGCTTTTCCTTCTGGTAAAGAATTAGCATATGCTTTTGCTAAACTTTGAAATTCTTCTGTTGTAGGTTTTGGACCAATTCCATTTACAATGTCATCAAGTCTTTTACCAAGAGGAGAATTCATAATGTGATCGTTAATCTTTGTTATTTGTTCTCTTGCTGCAGTTGGACCCATTATCTTTTCTAATTGAACCTCATAGTTATACATTATACTATTTAATGAACTACGTAAATCTCCAGCATCTTGAATTCTAAAAATTTGAGAATTATTATCTGAAGCAGAATAATATATAGCATCATCAATACCTTTGATTAACTCAGTTAACTCACCATTTTTATCAGTCTTAACATTTTGTAAATATTTTAAACGATCATATGTATCACCAATATTACCAGCAACATCTTTTCCAAACTGTTTAACTTTAGGAGCAATCTTAGATAGTTTACTTATATTTTGTGGTAAGTTTTTAGCACCAACTATAGTTTTTGCAGCTATATTACTTAATGCAGGAAGTGCTTGATATGTCAATGGATTAAAAGCCATTGCTTCCCAAGGACTAACGTTACCCATTCTTTGCATACCTAATGTAGGTGTTTCTCTAAAATCTCCATATGAAGATATATTAGTATTCTTCAAATAGTTTGCTGCAGCGTTACCAGGCATATTCAAAGGAGCAAACACTTTAAGTGCTGATATCTTTGAGTTTCTATCTTCTTCTTCTTCTTGTGGTGTTAGACCAGCAATAGGAAAGTTTAATGGATTACCAGGAAGCAATGTATTTCCAATCTGTTGTAAACCACTTAATCCTTCAGAAAACTCATTTGGATTTAACTGTGAAGAGTATTCAGAATTTATTAATGCTTCTCTTTCATTTGGTGTAAGATTATAAATCCAATTATCTCGTTTGTTTAAATCAAACCCTCTTTGTTTTGCAATCTTTTCTAAAGCATTTGTGTTTCTATCATAATCATAGTTAGCGTTTATATCACGCAATACAGTCTCAGGGAAGTTAGTTCTATCAATACCAAACCAATTACTTTCACCAAGTCCTTTTATGTATTCATCTTTCTTCTGATTAATGAAAGCCTCTCTACCATTCTTCTTATCATACTCAGCTCTTGCTTTTGATAATGGTGTACTCTTTCCTTTAACTACAATCTCCTCAAGTTCTCCACCAAACATAGGTATATTATTTTCTCCTGCATTAGGAACTTGTATCTGTCCTTCCTTATAAATTTTTGCATACTCTGGAGAAGCTGTATTTATAGTTTCAACTTTACCCTCTTCATTTTTCAATTTTATATTCTTACCTTCTTGAGCTATAGGATATTCTGTCACCTTAGTACCTTTAAGTTTATATTTACCTCCTGGCATCATAAGTTTTACATCTCCTGTATCTGATATAGCTAGAACGTTCTGAGTTATAGGTTTTCCTGTTTTTGGATCTGGTCCCATATCTATATAAGATCCTGGTTCACTTTGATCTATCTCTGTAACTTGTCCTGGATAATCCCATTGTCCTCTGTCATCTTTTATAACTCCTCCATCTTTCATTCCTAATTTTTTACCTACAGCTTTTTCAACTGAATGATAACCAGGAATTGTATTAAATGGATTAATAAGATTGTTTACAAATTGTTTATTACTCTTTGCACCTAATCCTTCTAATCCTCCTGTTAATAATGGAACTCCTACTGCTGTTATAAGAGGCATCATTGAATCTTGTTGAACTATTTGATTAGGGGCAGCACCAAGATCTGAAGCCATACCACCAATCATGTTAAGAGGATTTATCCAATCATCAAAAAAGTTTGGTTCATCAGACACTCTAAATTTAGATTCAAGACCAGCTGTAGAATCTTCCCAATTCTGTCTTGTTTGATTTTCAGAATCAAAAAATCCAAGTCCTTTATTTAATGGATTAGCATCTGCTTTCTCACGCACTGCTCTTCTTTCTGCAGCTACAGCTTTATTATAAGCTTCTTCTTCAGCAGCTATTTCTGCTTTAGTTTTATTTCTTACATTAAGTTCATTTAGATCTGTAGTGATTAATTTCTTTGGAGTTGGAATAGCATCATTAGCTACTTTGTTAGTCTCACGTAAATTAATCTTATAATCTTTTTTTACTTTTTTCTTTTTACCTAGTGCTTCCTTTATACGTTTCTGAGCTTCTGTAAAATTAAAAGAAGAAGTATTGTTGTTCATAAATTTTTTACCAGGTTGTAATACACGCATTCCATTCTGTGCACTAGCCATTGTTTTCTTTGCATATGGACCTTCTGAAGGAGCAGGATCATTTGTACGTGCATATGTAAATCCTGGAGTTCCTGGAATAGAACCACCCATTGCAAATTGCTCTTGAGGAAACATTATGTTTTCTTTTCTTTCAACTGCTGGATGTCTAACTGTTTTTTCCCACTCTTCTGCTTCTTGCCATGTTTTAAATGGACCACCTAAATGTTCTTTAGTTTTTCTAAATTCAGCAATAGGATCTGCTAATGGTTTACCATATTTAAAACTAGGAATTAAATAAGCTGGTTCTCCATTCTCTCCACCTATAGACATAGCTCTTTCACTACTAGGAGTATTATAAGGAATAACATATCCTTCTGGTAACTTATCACTAGTAGGTTGTAAGAAAGTTAATTTACCATTCTGTGCTTGAGGAACATAGTTAACTGGATAAACAGAACCACCACCTTGAAAATTACTTAATAACCACTGATTTGCTTTTTTTGCTGTATTAAATACTCCATCTTCAACTACTTCTTTTGCTGTTCTTATTAAAGCTTGTTTCCATAAAGGATTAGCTTTCATTCCAAAATCAAATGGTATTAATAAAGAAGCAGCATCTAACGATGAGTTAAGTAAATCTAAATCTTCATCATTTTTTGTAGCTCTTGATTTATACTTATCAAGATCTTTTGGATTAGCAGCATTATAAATACCATAAGCAACATGAGCAGGTGCAGTAAAAACTTGTCTAATTGTTTTTGCTATAGGATTAGTAGCAGTCTCTTGATCATCCTTCATTTCTAAATATGATTTAGTAATTGGATCTTTATCTTGTTGCTGTCTTATTTTAAAATTAAAATACTTAGTTCTAGTTTCATAATCTTTAGCAGATTCACCTTTAAGTCTTTCTGGATTATTAGCTAGTTCATATTTATGTAGATTAACATTGTATGATTTTAATGCTGCATTATATTCACCCTTTGTTTTGTAATCTTTTTGTGATGGTTTTGTTGGACCACCATTCTGAAATTGTCCACCCCATGCAGGAGAATAGTTTCTTCCTTTCATAGAATATCCTTCTCCTTCATATCCTTCAGAAACAGATGTTTCTGAATCATTATAGTTCTCTTGGTGTTCTTGCATTGTTCCACCATCAGCATATTGATCTAGCCAACCACCATTCTTCATGTTGTTAGAATTATCTCTACCACACTCATGGCATATGTACATATCCTTCTTACTAGAATCAGATTTGTTCCAACTCCATCCACATGTGCATTTTACTTTACCACTACTCATTACTTATAAGATATTTGACTTGGTGCAATAATGAATTGACTAACCAAGTGAGTTGTTGATGTATTATCTAATATATGTCTCACCTTAAGATCTTTTGCTCTTATGGTTGCTTTCTTGAAACTTCTAAGTCCATAGTCCATATTAACTTGGTTAATCACTTTATCAATAGATAAGCTTTCACAAGTTGTATTGAATAATGGAATCTGAGAACTCTTCTCTAAAGCCCAGAATGTATTATACTGATAGAAGTTATCACTCTTAGTATATGTGATTGTTTTACTATCTGTATTAAAAATAGGATATTGATTATAAGCTTGTAAGTTGTGAAGAGGTTTAGCTACAAGCTGTAGTATTCCAGAACTCTGTTGTCCATTGTATACAATAGCTTTATTAAACCATTTATCATTTGTTTCTATTCTTGTATTTGTACTAAATACACCATCAGGTATACTTAGGTATTCATATGCTTTAGTATAATCCACTACGTTCTGTAATAGCTCATCTTGGAATCTATATGCAAAAGGATACTCAATAATATATGGTTCTATACTTCCATAGAATTTATTATAGTTTTGTACATTAAGTCCATGTTCCCATGTACATCCTGTTTTAATTTGTACTAGAGTTATGTTTGTAAAATCTGATACAGTTATATCTTCAACACTAACACTCCTCTCTGCTTTACACTTGCCAGTAGATTTAATAGTAACGATTGAAACATCATCATCTACAACATAACTAATTCCTCTCACAAGATCTCTTCTAGATACATTCTCAGCTATTATATTTCCGAATTGGTCATAGATAGTGAATGGTCCTACAATAGGTCCTGATTCTTTTAATTTTATGGCTATAGTCTTTGACATATTAACAAGGTCCGTTATTAGTTAGTGTTATACATTCTGATGTATTTATACAAATTCTTCCACAGAAAGTTACATCTGAAGGTCCTCCTCCTACAAGTCCAACGTTTACACTTGCTTCTGCTCCTGTACAATCTGTATAAGTTACTGCCACTACACCCACTGATGTTTTAAAAGCAGTGTATGAATTACAAGGAACTGTAGTGCTAGTAGTTGTAGTGATAGAAAAACATTCTCCTATATTAATAATTATTCCATCTACCACTTCATAAACTATTCCACTAGCTGAACTCTCATCTGTGAAATACCAACCATCAGGAATCACTGAACAATCTGTTTCATAATTAGGACCTGCATAAATTATAGATCCAAGGGTCAGGAATTCATAACTTCCAACTATAGTGTTCACTACAGTGTTTGGTGGAATAGTATTTAAATAAGTCATTGCATTACAAGCATTTATTTGACTACCTGTTGAATCAACTACTATGTTAAGGTCTGTTAATCTATATCCAATAGCAAACTCAACTTGATTTAGATTCTCAGGTCTTGTACAAGGTGGAGGAGCTGGAGGAGTTATAAGTTCAGCATTTCCTTCTAATGTACAATCAGTTATAACTATCACTCCTTCAATTTCACATTGTTTACTAAAGTTACCTGTAGTGGAGGTTGTGGTAGTTAAAGGTGCTACAGATGTTGTAGATGTAGTAGTAGGAGGATCTGGAACTATTGGTCCAGCAATAAAATCAAAATCATCACAACATCCATTGATTCCTGAATAGAAGAAATTGTTTTCACCCATATAGAAATTAGGAAGATAACTATGGAAAGAGATCCAGCTTTGTGTATTGAAGTTGTATGATGCTGTCCAAGATTTATTACAGAAGTATTCTGTATCAGTTAAGTTTACAACTGTTCTAAGTGGAGCACTTCCAACAATAGGTTCTTCTATATAAAATTCTTTTGTTACATAATCATACTTAACATCAGTAGTTAAAGGAATATAGTCAAGTTTAGTTATAATGATTCTTTCATATCTATTATCATATACACCATGTAATCCCACACCATTGAAATTATTATCTGTATCAACTCCTGGAATAACAACTGACTTACCATTTACTACAATAGTTTTACTTGGAAAATATTGTAATATCTCAAATGATAAATGGTTTGTAAAGAAGTTATTCATTCCTGAAGAAAACGATGTAAGATCTTTAGCTCCTTCAGATGTAAGTAAAAATATTTGTCCTCTCTTAGCATCCACTGTTACTTGTCCTTGTGGAATCTTTAATAAGAACTTATTCTGACTTCCTACATATCCAAGATCTGTTTCAGCAAAATCAACAGGAGGAGCACTTCTAAATAAAGAAGGATTACCTAAATAGGCAGCCTGTGGATTACTTGTATCAATTGTAAGTAATGTATTATACAATAAAGATTTGTTTTCAAATCTAGCTAGAATAGCTTTGTTTTGAATACCATCTAATGATGTAAGGTTTCCATAATTTTGAGGAAAGTCAAAATAAGAAATTGATCTATATGTTAACCAACTATTTATTCTATTATCAGAATCTATGTTCTGAGAATCTGAATAGATTGTTCTAAACGGATAGTATGTAAAACAGAAGTCTCTTGTCCAGTCAGCTGGTAAATGTGTAAATACATTTTCTTTATTCTGTTTTGAATATGTTACATTGTAACTGTATGTATTATCAAATGCAATAGATACATAGGTTTCTTGTACCCAATCATCAGGAATACTTGTACTTACATGTGGCCAGAAATCACCTTCTCTATTATTGAATGCTTGTCTAAGATCTGTATTGTAAGAACTCTCACAATAGAAGTTAGGAATTCCATATGCAAACAAATAGAAGTATCCATTATAGAAAGTTCTATCAGGATTATCTTGTGCAGGGTAATTAGGAGCTGGTCCTGTTGGTCCAGGTATTTGACTATTAGGACAATCAAAGTTAGTTGCTTTATATGAAATAATACTTGATAGAGTTCCTATAGTTGGTACTGTATAATCTGCAAGAATAGATCTAGCAGAATGCCAATATATTGGATAGGCTATATTACCAATCTCATCATAGAATATATCGCTATCATCAGGAGCATTAACTCTGTTATCAATAAAGAATGGAAGTTTTGTTTTAAATGCAAATCTAGAAATGAATGTATCTCCACCAAACACTACATCATTTCCTGATGTTGTTGAATTGATAGGTGATTGATATCCTGTATCCACTGTAGTGTATGTGTATATTTGTCCCCATTGATTTGGAACTATATTCTTTAATGAAGCATAATAAGATACAACAGTGATATCTTGTTCTCTTGCAGGAGTTGCACATGCATTACTTCCACCAATAGTTATTCTAGATTTCTCTGTAACAATAGATGTTCCTCCTACAATCATACTAGGACTATTACTTGGTAATGGTAATGGTGCAACTGGTGTAACACCATCTTCTCTAAGCTCTATTGTTTTTAAATAAACAGATGATTCTCTTCTATAGTTATTGACAGGAGCATTTTTAACAACTCCATTAACTGTAATTGTATCACCAACTGATTGAACACCAGGAATAAGATATCTGTATATCTCAAGCATTCTTTGTTTGATACCTTGTACACCATTAACTGTAATGTTATTACCTATACCTGCACTATAATTATAATCAGCTATTGAGTTATATGAATAAGCAAAGTTTCTTCTTGTAATACCATTGATATAAATAGTTAAATAAGATTGGTATACAGTGAACATTGCTGATGCACTAAATCCATATCCTGAAGCTCCTACTACTTGTGAACTAACTAGAGCATCTACTTGAGCTTCTTTTGTAAGAAGTTTATATTTAGCATTACTTCTCACTTCAACAAAGTGACCAAGTCCTTTACCAAACATTACATTCTCAAGTTTTAATACATTACCTAAGAACGGTTGTCCAAACGATGTTTCAGGAGAATTGAATACTTGTCTGTATGCTAGCTCTGGTTTAGAAGATATAGGTTTTTGAGGAACTTCCACTGTACATGCAGGTGTTCTAACTTGACTATCAAGAACAAAATATTCATTTCCTGCAGCACTTCCTCCTGATATATTAACAGGAGTAGTTCCTTCTAAACAATTTAAAAGATAACTTTCTCCACCAAAAATTCCTCCAGCTACCCAATCTGTTTGATATCCTGCTACTGGATCTGTCCATGCCACTGTATATCCAGCTTTTCCAATTCCAAAATCATTAAAACCAACAGAAACAAACCATACATCATAATTAGCTGGTCCTACATTCACCTTTGTTCCAGGAACAGGTTCTTCACGTTCTGCTCGTACAGTACGCATTCTATTGAATGGTCCTCCTCCTTGTGGTATAGGTCTACTAATAGAACATAATACTTGTCTACCTAATGTAGTGTATTTTTTCTTATCAAGTTTATTATTATTACAATTGGTATATTCAACCTCTGCATAAGTAGGTGTACCTGTTAGAGGCAAGTTGAATTGTAATACATCAATGTTCCATGGTTGACATAACTCAACCCAAGCATTGTTTGTTTCATTTATGAATGGATCATTATCAGGACCCACTTCATTATATGGATAGTTTGGATAGTAATAGTATTGTTCTTCTCTTTCATAAGAGTTAACATTACGAAGAATCCCTTTAGCTACAATAGATTTATTTGTACCTCTATTACCTCTAATGATTTTAAATGCTGCTATCTCACTTTTCTCATCATCAGTTAGATTAGAATTGTAAATAAGATTTGATATCTGTCCTTTATCTATTTTAAGACCAATAGGAAATACAGCATCATTCCCCATCACCATTGATGTAGAACTTGCAAATATTTTTGATTCATTTACAGGAGAAACTAATGCATCTGGAAATTTATGATGTCTAATAGGTTTACCAGCAAGATCACCCCACACATCTTGGTTACAAGGATACTCTTCAATAGATTCCCAATAAGCCATTTGACCATATTGCCATGGTCCTTTATAATTAGGTTCTCTAGAATAACCTGGAACAAATCCAGTTACCGATGCTGTGTTATATATTTTCCAATAAGGACTATAGTTTGTACCTGGTTCAGGATAACCTATAAAGTCATTACTTGTAATAGGAATGTTTGGTTGAGACCACTCATTCCAGTTTTGTACTCTTCCAGGAATATGGAAACCATCTGTTTGTTTTCCATTCTTTAATAGAAAGACTATTTCAAATGCATACACCTCATCACGTAGATACCCACGTAAGTTTGTAGCATTAATTTCATCAGCATAGTTTTCATTAGCAGGTAGTCTATATGTTTCCCATTCAACAGTTATTTGATTAGCTATTGATTGATAGTTAAGTCTACTGATAGATGTAAGATTATCCCATACAAGTATATCTTGTACAGATGTAAGATCTTGAGCTATTTCATAATAAGGAAACTTCTCAAATATATCATTGATAGCTAATTGTATTGGAGATTGATCACTTCCAGTATATGTAACTTGATCTGTAGGTTCTTCAATAAAATATGTACCTACTAACTCAACAGATGAACCATTGTTAATTGTTTTAATTACAGCTAAGTTGTAGTATTGAAACTGTCCTGTAATATCAAGATCTGTTATGTTTACAATAATAGATTTATTAACATTAGTATTAAAATTAACTGTTGTTAATTGCTCATCCATTATAGGTGTAGGATTGGTAACTGAGTAATACGATGTATAACCATTACCTGAAGCATCACAATACTGTATAGCAAACTGATAAGTTCCTGATATAAGTTCTCCTCCATTTCTCACTTCATGAATTTTAAGTTGAGGAATAGTGAAATTAGGTTGTATTTTAATTTGATTACAATCTAATTGATCTGTATATACAGGATCACAAAGATTTGTACCAGATTGTAATAGGTAAGGAATATCATTTATATCTAAATATCTTCTTGGATTTAATCCATCTGTCCAATATATTTCTATAGTACAATTAGTTATCTTGTGTACCACTTTATGTATTGGATGGTTTAAATTAAAATTTAAACATGGAGCACTAACTAATGTATGATAGATACAATCATTATTATCCATATATCCTATCTCTGATCCACCATCTATTGGATTGTGAAGGAAGTATATATGTTTGCTTTTTTCATTAATGAAATGAGTCCCAATTAATAAATAAGACTTTGGAAATGTAACACACAGATCATTACCTAATTCATTCTGATAGTTAACTATGTTACCATCAAAATTTTCAACATTTGCATTTAATGCATAGGTTAGTGAACCTTGTTTAACTTGATTGATAGAACTATCTAAGTTTAATCCAGTGGTTGCACTATTTAAATTTGGAGTTATATTACTCTTTGATTGTTCTTCAGCCATGAGTATTAATTATTACGTCTTCTACCATATCTATTAGTACGGTTAGGAAGCTCATACATATTAAATCTTTTAAGATCATTTTTGATCCTTCTTTGTTTCTCCCAAGGAGTTTGTTTCTTCATTTCAATCTCAGCCATGATATAAGCTTCTTCATAAGCTTGTTTATGATAGACTAACTTCTGTTGTAACTGATTGAAAGTTTCATCATTAGTTTGGTTAGTCAATGTTTCAAATATCTTAAACTTAAGGAATGCTTCTACGTACTCTCTAATACGATAGTTATCAGGAATCATTTGATTTCCTATCTCATCATACTCTGTAGCATAGAATAATAAATGTACAGTACCATTTCTGAAGTTGGTTACAAACTTATTATCTCTAATGTCAAAACTATCATAGCTAGCAGAACCAGGAGTGAATTCATGAATAGGAGGAGCTTCTGCATAGAAGTCCCAGTTGTTAGTGTATTCCACTCCACAGTTTTGTCTTGCAGATATGTTTCCAGGCTTAAGTAAATACTCATGAGTAAATCCTCTAGCCACAGTGTTGTTTGTTTTATATACAGCTTGAACTAATACAGGCATACATGTACCATCACATTGTGGAACTTGACAACCAGGTCTATTACAAGGAGTTCCTCCAATAGTTAATGGAGCCACTTGAATAGTAGTTGCACTAGCTGCTTGTGAATAGAATGAGTTAGCTGATTGATATGGATATCCTGCCACTTCTGTACACATCCAAGCTTCTCTTACAGCATAGAAGTTGTCAGGAAGTCTTGCTTGGAAATCTTCTATAAATAAGACTTCTTCACTTATTACAAATGTGGTTCTTCCTAGCTTCTTAAGACACTTGTCTAAGTAGGTAGGAAATAAAAGATCGTCCACTGCACCAGTATCAAAATAGCTTTTAAGCTCTTCTTTAACTGTTGAGTAGACAGGCTCTGGGGATACGAAATTATATTTATAGTAGTATGACATAGTTCATTATTTTTTCCATTCTTGGTAAATATTTTGGTACTTGTCGTTGGTCTTTAAGTAATGTGATAGAAGTCTTGAAGTGAGTCTAGAAGGTTTGAAATACCATAGGTCAGAGTTTTTGAAACGTGAAGTTTGCTTAAACCACATCCAACCAAAAAAATAACCTTCCGTATGATAATTAAAGTTATATATAACCTTTCCTTTCTCTTTAGTCTTTTGCCAATCAATTGGTAAGTTAACAAACTCTTTACCATCTACATTGTTTTTTAGCCTTCTTCTTTTCTTTTTATTGATTGAGAACTCTCCAAATCCAAAAGGTAGTTTTACTCTCTCACCTGTTTCTAATATATATTCTTTAAAAGATTCATTGTAGGTATATAATATATTTCTCCATTCATCATAAGTAAGTTTAATATCTGAATGTTTTTTGCAGAAATTATTATAACTGTCCTTACTAGAACTTCTCCAATCAATCTTTGTTCTCATTAATTAGTTGGTTTTGAGTTTGGTGCTTGACCATCTATTCCTTCTTGACTTACATCTGTCTTAAGATTGAAATATGTAGATAGAAGTTTTTTAGATGTTAGTTCTAGCACTTGTTGTTCTAGATATCCAGGAAGAGGAAACTCTTTATCTAATGGATTCATACATAACTGTTCGTTTGTATATTCTGGTGTACCACATCCACATTCTGGATACATGATATCATTCTCTACATCTTCTTCAAACAATGCTACAAATCTAATTGCTTTAAGCAAAGGATTGTTTACATATAAATATCCATTAGATATCCAATAGTATTCTTCATTCTTGATTACAGGAAGCTTTAAAAGATTTATATATCTATTGATAGTTATTTCTTTTAACTTCTTTCCTACACCACTCATAGCGTTAATAGAATAAACTCCTTGTATTACATATTGGTAATTACCTTCTGATATACGTGGAAGCTTAAACTTAGTTCTAGATATGCTACATTCATCTACATAATTACAACATTCAGAAATAGATACCTCTATCATTTCCAAACAAGGAATGGTAGTAAATAATGTATCAGTTGCCCATAACTTTCTAAGATTGGTTTCTCTTTTGATTAATAACAAAGAGTTGTTTCTTATCTCAGATGCGATTGCTCTATCTGTAATAAGACTATCTGTAGAAAGTATCTTGTGGACACTTCTAACATCACTGACTAATTTTCTTAATGTTGCCATAATTATATTCGAGTTTCAAACTCTGCTATCTTACCTAGATTAAGATCATAGACTAAAGCAAGAGCTGCACGTACTGAGTGTACGAAGTTATTATCTAAGTGCCATCTATCAGTTCCTGATAAGCTAGGCATTTGTTGTATTCTTACTCCCTTTACCTCTTTAGCCATATAGTGATGTTTATCACCTGTATGTATCTCTCTGTATTTAGCATTACCAAATGCTTGACTATATTCTGGATGTGTGGCAAACAATAATGGTAAGTCTTCTAACTTACAATTACCATGGTGCCAACCAATGAATGTATTTCCTAACGATATTGCTTTTATTACACTATGGTCTCTTATAAAATCTACGTCTACAGCTTCTTTGAAAAATACATCTAGTGCATGAGCTAAGTAAAAAGATTTAGTTCTGTCATGATTTCCTTGTACTAAGACTACTACAACTTGATGTGAATGAGCTCTTAACATATTGATAGTATCAACTAGTACATTAAAACCTAATTCATATTCTTCTGAGTAATCCATTATAGTGTCCTGTGGAGTACCATTTGTAGTTTGATGTTGATAGTTATCAGTGTGAAAGAAATCGTTCGATATAGGAAGCACTACAGTGTTTATATCATAGTTAGCTTCCACTTTATTAATCAAAGACTGAGCCACATTGAAATATCTCAAAGCTCTAGTTGATGGATCATTATCACCATCTATTGTTTTCTTAGCTAAATGGTAATCAGCTATAGAGATTTCCACATTCACAAAATCTTTGTGTACTTGAAAATCTGGTTTGGTAATCTCTATGTTAGTTGGTTTGTATTTTTCTAAGAATCTAGCAAAGTCCTCAGGAGAGTAATCTTTTGCTTCTTTCTTCTTGGAGAAGACTGAGGAAGTAAACTTCCCACTTGGTAACATCTTAGACCAGTAGTTTGTAATTACATACTTATCTAAGTTTATCTTATGTAGCTTAGCTAGTTCAATATCATCTTTAGGTTCATAGTCAGTAACTATTGTACTTTCCATTGTTCCTCTTTCTAGGTTCACTTTACGTTCTCCTGTGTAGTTTACTGTAGGTTCAGTATCTTTTTCTTTAAGTTCTCTCATGAGCTCATTGACCTCAAATTCACTTATTCCTAATTTCTCAGCATAGAATTTTTTACTTTTCTTCTGGGTTAACAACTCTTCTAATCGGTATAACAAGCTTTGATTTTCAGACATATGTACTCATATTAGTTAAAAAATATTGTAAAGATAAACAATTGTTTTTATATATTCCAAATAATTTTAGTTAGAGATGGAATTATTTATAACTAAATTAGTTATAAAACAAAAACTCCCCAAGAAGATCTTGAGGAGAAAACTTGTAAAACCAACAAAACAAGATTTTTTTATTAAGGTAGAGTTGTAGAAGTGGTTGTTGTTGAACTTGTTGAACAAGTTCCTATGATGCTCATAGATTCACTACTACTCATTATAGCCAATGCACAAATAGTATATGTGCAAGATGGGCTAACACATGTATCATTAACTGTTTGTATAATTCCATCACAATCTATAAACTGTGCTGTAAATGTAGTGGTGTAAGGATCACTTTCAAATTCATAACAAGTGTTAGGAATAGTGGTAGATGTAGTTGTTGTGCTACTTGTACTACTAGTTGTACTTGTTGTAACATAGACTGGTACATCAACATAGTTGTTACAATCTTCTGTAGATTGTATTCTTATGATTGTTGCATAATCAGGAACTGCTGAAGAAGCAAACCCTGAAAGTAATGATGCTTTACTTACTCCTACAGCAAATGCTGATGTATATGCATCAAGATCTGTTAGTAAGTTGAAGGGGCCTGTATCAGCCCCAGCAACTGTTAATGTTATTAATACTGTCATTAGTTTTAAATTTATTGGTTATTAAGGTGTACAATTAGTATTTATTATTGTTACTGTTGCGGATCCACAAGTAATAACTGGAGGTAAACCACCACCCCAACTACAGAAATTATATGGATCTTGTCCAAGCGATATAGATTGAGGAAACATTGTATGTGGTGCTTCACAAAGAGGATATTCAAATGATACAGCTCCTGGACATGAACCATTATCTACTAAATCAGAAAGTACATATGACCAGCAATCTCCAGTTGGAAGTCCACCTGTACAATTACCATCTGCTATTGTGTATGCAGGATAATTATCACTTGTAATTTCTCTAGCACATATAACAGTTGGAGGTGACTCAATATCTACAGTTACAAATGCTGGATCACCAAGACAATCAATATACTCTATATTGTGTGCATTTGTACCATTCCAATTTATTATATATTGTAAACATGCTAATGTAGTAGTTGTTGTCGTTGTTGGTGCAGCTGTTGTAGTGCTAGTTGTTGTAGAAGTACTAGTTGATGTACTTGTACTTGTGCTAGTAGATGTGCTGGTAGAAGTACTTGTGCTTGTAGAAGTTGATGTACTAGTAGATGTACTAGAACTAGTAGTAGTGGTAGTTAAATTGATTGGTATATCAATATAATTTGTACATGTTCCTGTAGATCTCACTCTAATTATAGTTGCTAAATTAGGTACAGCAGATGATGTATAACCAGCTTGTAAAGCAGCTGCAGATATACCTGTTGCAAATGGTACTGAATATCCATCTGCATTTGAATAAAGATCGAAAGGACCAGCGTCCCCACCAGGTGGTATAACCAATGTTATTAATGTTGTCATATTATTAGTTTATTATTAATTTATATAAATCAAGGTGGAGTTGGATTTGGGATCTCACAATAAGTTGGATTACCACAAGTAGTTGGAGTGATATTTACAATAGCTGAATCTGCAGTTGACATTACATTATTATCTATCACTGTACCACAATGTAATGTAAATGGAGAAGCAAGTATAAAATATTGGAATACTTGACCAACAGTTGCAAATGAAGCATTATACACTACATCTCTATAACCTAATCCATCACAACCATCTAATCTAATACAACGATAAGGAGCAGGAGGAGCAGTTGTAGATGATGTTGTTGTAGAACTTGTTGATGTTGTTGTAGAACTTGTTGATGTGCTTGTACTAGTTGATGTTGATGTTGATGTTGTTGATGTTGATGTTGATGTAGAAGTAGAAGAACTGCTTGTAGTAGTAGTTGTAGGATCTGGAAGTTGATTAGCAACTCCTGTAAATGCACAATCAAATGGATCTGGTAATTGATTAGCAGTTCCAGTGAAATCACATATAGGACAACATATAGCAAGTTGATTATATATATTTTCTATATCCTCTGTAGCAATCATTACATCTTCTGTAAGATTTGTTATATCTTCTGTAAGTGAATTTACATTAGCTTGAGCAGTGCATATCACTGCATCAAACTTAGCAAGGATTGTATTTAAACCATCACATGTATCTACATCTGTACAAGGAAGTGGAGTGCCATTATATGTGACAGCACTCGTTCCTAGTATTGTTGTATTATTTATTTGAGAGCAGTTAGCCATTTTATAAATTTATTTAATGTTTATGTAGGTATACATGTAGCATTCACTGAACAATCTGAATATAGAACATTGTATGTACTAGCTATAGCAGGGAAGTATATAGGTACATTATTTTTATAATAGAATAGTTGTATAGTGTTTATTGCTGATGTTTTAATACAGAAACCATCAACTCCTGCAGTTGTATACGCAGCATCTACTTCTGAATCATCACATCCACTATTTTTTGAAGTTCTTAAATAAACTGTATTGTTAGCTAAACCTAACACAGGTGTGTTACCTGTAGCATCATCTAAATCTGTTTGAGATATAGTGACTTGCATACATGTACAACCATAAGGATAAGCTGTTGTACTTGTTGTAGAAGTAGAACTTGTTGTGCTACTTGATGTACTAGTTGTTGAACTGGTTGATGTACTGGTTGAACTACTAGAAGTAGTAGTTGTAATCTCACTACATGTTGTAATACTTACAATATATCCATCTACAATTTCTGTTACTTCACAAGGTTCATGATTTGTAATATAAAAACCATTAGCTAGTAATTCACAACTAGTTCCTGTTCCAGCATAAACAAGTTGACCAACAGCAAATATAACACTTTGTCCAAATAAAGAAGTTTCAGCAGGACCAATAGTATTTACATAAGAACATGCAGTACATGCTTCTAACAATGAACCAGTGTAATCTACAACTCCTGAACCATCATCGTATGAATTAAAATATTCTATAGTTGTTAGTCCTTGTGGTCTACATCCTGAATAAGAAGTGGTGGTACTTGTTGTAGGTTCAATTGTTGTACTTGTGGTTGTTGTACTACTAGTACTACTAGTTGTTGTTGTGCTACTGGTTGTGCCTTCACAAGGTCCTTCTGATGTAATACTTCCTAAAGTGATAATAGGGAAAGTTTCTGAACAAAATATAAAAGGATTATCAAAATCTCCAGCTGGTTGAGTTATTATTATATGAGTATCACCTTCTCCACCACATTCATCCCATTCTATAGTTACTAAAGTTTCTGGATTAATACCTGTAAGATTCCAATTCCATCTTGTACAAAAAAGAGTGGTAGTTGAAGTGGTTGTAGGATCTGCAGGACATGATTTATCAATACAATTTTCTCCTATTGTAATAGTAACATTAGGACTACTAGCTTCTCCTTCAGATCCACAAACTTTTATAATTTGATTAGGAAGTATTTGAATTGGTCTACTAGAACTATTATCACAATCTAAATAACTTATAATATGACTTACATCACCCTGATTTTCAAATGTTAAACATTCACAAGGAATAGCTGTAGTTGTTGTGGTGGTAGTTGAACTTGTACTAGATGTGCTAGTAGATGTTGTTGATGTAGTACTACTAGTTGGAGGAAGACAAGGACCGTTTGGTGTAACAATAATAGTTCCAGGAACAGTTAAAGGACTGTCTGTTACAACACAAATATTTGTATCTCCTGGGTTTAATATAATAGCTTCTGGCTCTCCTGTATCACAATTAGTAATAATTATAGCTACTGGATCAACTCCTGTATTATCTAATGAGAAGTTTTCACAAGGATGTATTGTTGTTGTACTTGTTGTAGTAGAAGTAGAACTTGAACTAGTACTAGTAGTGGTTGTACAACATTCACCTAATTGATTATATATATTAATAATATCACCATTGATAGTTATTATCTGTGTAGTGATATTAGTAACTTGATTAGTTAATATATTAATCTGTGTTAGTAGATTACATATAATCTGATCAATCTTTTGTAATATCACATTAAGTGTATCACATGGTTCAGCAGTGGTACAAGTTAATGCAGGACCATCATAAACAATAGTACTAGAAGCAGTTAAATGAGTACTACATGGATCATTGTTATTACAACCACTATTAGTGATTGTAGAACTACATCCGCAAGGACTATTCAAAACTACATCTGTACAGCAAGGATTTACTGGTAAATATGGATATGCCATCTTATTGATTTATTAAGGTCTGTATTGAATATAATAACAACCTAATCCAGGTTGGAAGTTCTCATGTGATAATCCTCCTCCTTGTGATGCTATTGTTAATGTTGTATTTGCTGTTAATGTAACATTTTCATTAGTTAATGTAGTGTTCACAGGAATTGATGCTCCAGCTGATCCAGTTCCACTAGAAGTAAGTTGACTACTTGTAAATGGTACTTGAGGAGATATTACGTGTGTGTGAGGATTAGGAGATATAGCAGTGGTAGCTGTACTACCAGGGTGAGCATGTGCAGGTAGTTGTGCTGCAGTTAATGTAACACCATTTGTACCTAATGGTACATTTAATGTATAATTAGGATTACCAAGTGCTGGATCAACTTGAGGAGAATATGCACTACCACCAGGAACAGCTGTAACTCCTACAGGAACTCTACCTCTTAAATCAGGAGTTCCATTTATTCCATTACATAGATATATTTTATCCCAATCACCAAGTCCTACTCCTGTACTAGAAAAGTTACTTAATGGTCCAAAATAAAGAACAACAGAATAAGGAACCATTCTATTACTAATTAAATTAGCAGTAGAAGAATGTGTAGCTAAATAGTTAGCAATATAAGCATCTAACTCAGCACCATTACTTGAATAGTTTAAAGTTAGATCAGCTGCAAGAGCTACTAAATTAACTTCTATTTGACATAATTTATTTATTACAGCTTGTACAATAGCATGTGTATCTGAAGATGCTGTAACACCTGTTAAACATCCAATTGTATAATCAGCATTCAATGTAGCAAGATCTGCATCAATAGCATCTACTTGTTCTTGAAGATCACAAGCAGCTTGTATAAGAGCTTTTGATATATCTACAATAGAAAGATCTCCACAAGTAGGAAGATATTGTTGCACAAGATCACATACCACTGTAGTTCCAAGATCTATCTTCACTCCTGTACCATCTAATGTTGATACAAGGAATGTAATCAATGCTTGTTCTACAAATGATAATGAATCACCTGTTTGAATTCCTAGGACAGGAACATCTATTCCTGTATATTTAACACATCTGTCAGAGACAATCTCTGTACATCCGTTATAACAATTTGAGCAATTGGACATATTATTTATTTTTATTGTTAATTATTTATTAAACGTACTGATAATCCAAACACTTTTGAAAGAGTATTATTAAATATCTGACCAGAAGTGTTAGTTAATTTATATGTATTACCATCAGTAGATGTAGAGCCATCAGCTGCCCAGTGCACTGATTCATTACCTCTTTGATCAAACACACCTAAATTATTTATAAAACCTCCAGGAAATGCGGTAAATCCACTACTGTTCGTAGCATCTGTATTTGGAGAATTCCAACCCCAAGGTGATAGACCAATATCTTTCATAGCACCTCCTGCAACAGTATTGCTACCTAAGTAACTAATTAAAGTATTCCATTCTGCAGTGGTTGGAACATGTTTTCCAGCTGGGGCTAATCCTCTCGGATCATTTATAGCATACCAGTTATAAAGTACACTACCACTATTAGGATCATTATTATACCAACACCAAGCGCCTGTTGTTAAGTTTGCCCATGTAGTACTATTTGTAACTTCTGGTATTGGATCACCATTAGCATATTGAGTAACTCTTAAATCTGATTCATCCCAAGATTGTGTACCAATAATTACTGGAGAATCTGAAACACATAAACCTTCTGCTGTTATAATTCCTACAGTAACAACAGGAGAAATTCCAGAACAGAAATTTGACCAAGCATCAATAAAATTTGCAACTGAATCTGTTAATGTATAAGGAGTAGGAGGATCTAAACATTCACCAAGTTCTATAGTTGTTTCAAGTAATGGATCTATACCTGTAAGATCCCAATTATATTGTTGACAATAATAAATATTAAATACAGCACATTCTGGAGCTTGTGATGCTCCGTTTAAGCTTTGTCCTACATTTGCAACAAGAGTTAATACTTCTGTATCTAAATTAAGACTAAATATTTGACCATTGTTATCACAAACATGTATTACTCCTGCATCTATATATAATCCCCAAGGATTAGTTATAGAAGAAATATTAATATCTACAAGTATTGCTCCTGTAGAGTAATCATGTATAGTTATGTATGTATTACTTGTTATATTATCTACGTAAGAACAAACTAATTGATTTGATGTAGTGTAAATTAAATCTCCTGAAATATCTCTATTTACAGGCATTGGGAATTTACTAGTTATTCCTGCAGTTGTAGTAGTTATATCAACTTCAACAATGTCAGTTCCTATTGAACTAACTAATGTTACATCATCAATTGCTGTCATACCTGAACCAAATGTTCCAGAAGCTAGATTTATGTTTTTATTGTATGTAGCTGCAAATGGACAGAAATTATTTATATCATATTCAGATATATCTGTTTGTGTATACAACCATAATTTATTTACTGTGTTTGCAATATCACCAGTTATAGGAATAGGTCCTGAAATTTGTGATGTTAAATCAGTTGTTACACCATCTTTATATATAAACACACCACTACCTTTACTAAATAAAGGAAGACATTCTGTTACACAGAAAGGTATTCCAGTAGTTGTACTTGTTGTTGTAGAAGTTGAAGAACTAGTAGAACTTGTAGTAGTGCTTGTAGAACTTGAACTTGTAGTAGTAGTTGATGTACTTGTAGAACTAGTTGAACTTGAACTTGTTGTAGTAGTTGTAATTCTTTGAGTTGTACTAGTTGTTGTAGTTGAAGGATTTAATACAATTGTAATATCACAAGGTTCTTCTAAACAACGTTCTAATTCATTACATCTACTAACACATCCTAATGTAAGACGTATCACTCTACTAGCTATCATCTTAACTGAGTACTGATGTACGTAGTTAGGATTACAATATTTATAAGTTAATATTCTTCTGTAGCCTATTAACTGAAGAATGTCACCAGCAGGTATAGGTTTGTTCAACATATATGAAATATTGTTGTACAAGTTATTACCAAGTTCTGCTAACTTACAATCTATCTTTTTAAGTAGAGAAGGTATATCAGCACATTCTGGGCAATCATTTAGTCTTGGTGATAACATATTATTATTTTTTAATTATTTACTTTAGAAGCACAGTGTGCACACAGTCCATTTCTCAATTGACATCCACACCCCACATTAGCTCCACATGAATTACATTGTGCCATAATTAATAAAAGTTTATTAGGTAGTTGTTACCTGAACAACCACAGTTGGTTCTTAAAAAGTTATCTAACATATTATCTGCCTGTGTGTATAATGTATTTGATTCATATTCAGCACAGTTGTTAGCTGCAGCAATAGCTCCTTGAATAAAGAAGTTTATTGTGTTTAACATAACACTAGATTGTGTTTTAAGTGCTCTATCGCACTCCATCATATTTAATTGCAAAAACGCATTGTCAAACTTCTCTTGAAGTCTATCAACACGTAATATTGTTTTCTCTACATAGTTTGCATATGCAGGAGCAACAGAATATCTTAATCTGTACACTCCATCTGGAAGTGGTTGATTACAACCAGGATCTGTAATTCCTAAATTAGAAGATGTAAATACATTTAATTGGTCAGGAACAAAAGGTAAAATCTTGGTTCCGAATCCTGGTATATCAATCTCAATAGATGGTGCTGAGACCACTGGAGGATTGGTAGGATATACAGAAGCATCTGCAACACCAAGAGTATTAACATCGTAAGTAGAGACTACTAGTATATCTAATTGTAAGTTTGCCATGTTGTTTTTAAATAAATATGCCAGAGGAATATGAGTTATCCTCTTTCCCCTGGCATAGGTTATTATTAATTTCTACTTGTTAATTCTTAAGGTATAAGAGCTGTAGTTGTTGTTGTTGTAGTAGGAGGTACAGCAGTTGTAGTAGATGTAGTAGTGATACAAATATTATTATCTGGAACAGTTCCTAAAGCAGCTTCTAATACAGTTTCAATTGCAGCAGCAATACCACTTGTTACAGAGTTTGGAGCAGCGATAATCACTGTAGAATCTTCCATGATGTAATCACCCCATTGGTATTCAGATTTGTTATACTCATTAAATCTAATGTAGTATGTATCGTAAATAACACCACTAGATACCCAAGATTCAAAGTTCTCGTTATATCCATTCATTCTGTATAAGTGTTTCAAGTAACCTGCTTGGTAGCTGTAGAAGTTTTTCTCTAATTGAGCAATCTCTGCAGATGTACCAGTAGGATAAGAAGCACGTTGTGTAATTGTTTCAGCAGCAACTAAGTTACAAGCATCTGCAACAATAAAGTCAGCAGTAGTAGCAGGTCCAGCATATACGAAAGTTCTGAAAGAGAATCTATCATATTCAAATGGGAACGCTGCAATATCACAAGGTTGTCCATATACGGTTAATGGTTTCCCAGTAATACGTAAGATAGTTCCACCTATATTTTGGAATGTATAGAACGTGTTAAAGCTAATGTTATCAGGGTTGTTACCTGGAGCTTGTTGAGTTAATTTATTGATTAATAAATCAATAATAGTGTTTGCACTTACGTCATCACATGGATTGTCATCACAGTTACAACATGGAGCTTGAATAGTTACTGAACGAGTGAAACCATTGAAATACAAAGTGTTTACATAGCTAGAAAAACCACGTAAAGTTAACGTGATGCTTTCTCCACATTGTACAGTGAAATCAGTTACATCAGTAATTTGGTTAGCAGCTGTAGGACATCCTGTTGATTTGTACCATTCTGTTACGTTAGAGTTACAACCAGATCCAGAAGGGCATCCTTTGATCTTGTCAGATCTTTTAGAGCCTTGTAAATAAGTGTTTGTTCTACCTTGTGCTACGTAGAAATAAGGAGCAGCAGCGATATTCCCAGCAGTAGCTAAAGAATAATCGTTTCTAAAAATACCAACTTGTCCTGCAGTCAAGTTTTGTGTTGAGAAACCAGAGGCGCTAGGGAGTGCAGTCTGCCCAACTGGTACCACGAATAACGTGGTTAATGAAAAATCAGCCATTGTTTATTTATTTAAATGTTAATAAAGTTTATTCGTTTGTTTGTATTCTGAACTGAGCACTTTGTACTGCTGCAGCATTTTCAGTATACATTGCTAGATTTTGTACTGTTAAGTCTAACAGCTCATCCTCTAAATATAATTCAAGTTCACAATCAGCATCATAAGATGGAGTTCCATCTAACATGATATATCCTGTTTTATTTATATACACTGGGTATCTCATGTACATCATGTAAACTTTAGTTGGGATAAATGTACCATCTGTAAAGTAACTTATCTCATCTGATGACAAAGAGTTGAATGTTTCTTGGTATTCAAAACTTGGTCTATAATGATCGTTGTTTAATATAAACTGAAGATCACCATGTTTAGCAAGATCTCGATTAATCCAAATCTTTCTATCTTTACATCTACCTTTATCTGCTAGTATATATGAATCTATGTAGAACATATATTGTGGACTAAGTTCATGTACATATGTACACCATTGATTCAATTCAACATTCTTTAACGTAAGATCTAAAGGTTGATGATTGTAATTCATTATAAGACTTTGTAAGTCTTCATAACGTTTCTTAAATGAATCTTGTCCTAATTGACTAGCAGTACTAATACCATCAATCTTTTGTTTTATCAACTTGATCTGAGCTTCATTAAGAGCTAAGATCTTGTCTTCTAATTGAATCTGTTGATGGGCATTAGTTGATAGTTTATTTAGTTTCTGATCGATCTTGTATAATAAACTATCTACTGGTATCATATTCTTTTATATTTTTAAACTAACCTCTTAAATAGAAGCTAGTTTTTTAGTTTTCAATTTACCTTCTAATATCAACAACTCATCTTGGTTATCATCATCAGCTAGGAATTTAATTAAATCTTGTTCATCTTTAGCAATTTCAAATTCACCTTCGTAAACTTTACCATTTGGTTTAACTCTGTAAACTGAATGTGCAACTGCTTGTTTAATTAAATCTTGTATATGGAGTAAATCTTCTTTCATGTCAGCAAATCTATTGAACACTTCAACTGGATTCAATCCTGAATATTTACCATTCTTGAATTCTGTTTGTTTCAATACGTTATCTACTTGATTATAAACAACTTCTTCCATTGTATCTTCTGATACTGGAAGACCTAAAAGTCTTGCAACTTTACGTTTCTTCTCTTGAGTCATAGAATCAAACTTAACAATAGCTTTGTTAATCAATTGTTTTTTCTTGTAGATCACTGCATTTTCTATCTCATCATCAACAACATAAAATTGTGTATCTGCTGGATATTCTCCTCTTTCCCATGCTTGGTGAGAAGATGCAATAGTTGGATGTACTCTTAACCATGAAAAAGCTATCTCTTGAAAAGGAACTGCTAGGTCAAAGTAATTATCACCATCTAACAATTTAACTGGTTGTACATGTGTTTGATCATCTGTAGAAGTTGATAACCCATAATTCCAGAATTTTGAACGAGGTCCTAAATCAATATCACCTAACTCATTCTCAAGTCTTGCTTTAAGTTTAGTTACTCTTTCTATTTCTAACTCTCTTTCAGTTGGATCTGCAATTCTTTTGATATAAGTAGAATCTGGATCTAATCCTGTTCTATACTTTCCATCTAATTCTTTATAAGGATACTTGAATACTCCTGTTCCAGGAATTCTTGTAAATCCTTTTTGCGATAGTCCACTGTCCATTGTTTGCAGTTGAGAACTGTTATACTCACGTTTTATCGTAGAGATTTTGCCTGTTTTACCCATAATGTAGTTTAATTAAATATTTGGTTTATTTTAGAAGAGTGTTCCCATTGAAGGGAATGCGACTGTGAAACCACAATCCATCACTCTAGGTTTGAGAATCATCCCCTCTGGGAGGGAGAGGAGGTGAGGGGACTCATCTCGGAAAAAAGAGATGTGTGCTGTTCTATAATGGGAAGCAACACATCTACGTTTTCTTTATTAGAATTGTGGGATTTCCTCGATCAACACAGTTCTAGATAGATCTTCAATAAATACATCACATCTGTCTTTCATCCAGATTTCGTATCCTGGGAATTTATTAGCAGAACTCATACCTTGAGACTTAGCAAAACCTAAGTGGTGACGAGTACCATCAATATAACCCCATGTCATAGAAGGAGCACCTTTCATTCTCACTTCTCTAATGTTGTTTACCATTGATCCATCAGACATTGGAGAAACATCAAACACCATAAATACTGGAGTGCTCTTTTTGTTTTGTCCAAATTCTAAGTTAGATTGTGGTAAATCTAATTCTTTTAAGTGAATCAATTCAACACGTCCAGTCTCACGAGTTACCATTGCATCAAATGCAAAGTTGTAAGTGATGTGTTGTCCTTCTCCTTGCATGTATCTGTTTCCAGAATCAGCCATGAAAGTAAGACCTGAATTTAATGCATCTGTTTTTAAAGCTTGTTGGAATACATCGAATCCAGCCTCATTAGTATACATCTTAACACTTCTATCTTTCACATCCACTCTTCTGTAGAATAAATCTCCAAATACAGAACGGATTAAGTTAGCAGAGAATTCACCTCTATTGTATTGTACTAAGTTACCATTGTTTCTCATTCTGTGGTATACACCAGCAGATGTTCTTTTCAATTCTTGTTTAGAACCGTTAGTTTTAACTGTACCTGGTTTAGCCCAGATCATACGTTTAACTTTCAACTCTAACATAGATTTACGCATCCAGAACTCAATGAACGGTTCCCATTTAACATCATTACGAGTTAAAGGTAATTGGTTACGTCTTTGTGGAGCATACACTAAAATGTCAAGAGGTTTTCCAGAAGAATCTCTCATCATTTTGTCATCAGCCCATTCAGTGATTTTGTGCTCATATCCATATGCAGAACCTAAAGATTCGAACATTGTGATTTGCTCACCTAATCTTGGAAGACCTAATAAGTCTTGATCAAATTCACCAATAGCAGCATCAACTAATTCTAGTTCAACACCATACTGTAAGAAGATAGGATTAACAAAATCAACTTGTGGATTGTCACTTACTAATGTAAATGAATACAAGTAACCCATGTTCCATGGCTGAGGATCTTTGATTACATAGAATCTAGGACCGTACTGACGAGTACCTACAGAAATGATAGCATTTTTAGAAAACTCATTAGTATCTAAAATTAAAGAAAACTCTTGACCATCGATACCTGTTTTTCCAGCTAAGATAAGATCTTGCGTAGAAGTAGGGATGTCAATGATTTTTGGGAATTTGTAAGGAACAGCGATTTGCCATTTCCAAGCATCACTATTATTATCAATGTAATAAGGTGTGCTTTTGTTGATCATGTCAAGGAAGTCATTACTATACAATGAGCTTTGAGTATATAAAGAAATGATTTTCTTGTCATAATCAGCAGGCTCAGTAGAGTGAAAACTTTCCAAGTGATTTGAGTCAGTAAGTTTTCCTACCGCACGTTTGTCCATAGACGCTACACGAGCATAAGTAAAACCTGTTAAACCTGGGATTGTTTGAATTGCCATTGTTTATTCGTTTTTGTTGTTAATTATTTATTTTTGTTATAAGAACCATGAATTAGGTTTAGCTCCTGAACTAGTAGTTGACTTTTGTTTAGTCACTTGTCTTGCAACTTCTCCGAACAATTGGTTAGACTGTTTAGTCACACCTGTTCTTTGTATAGTTGATAATGTAGGATCTTTCTCCAACATTTTCATAAGTAGTCCTAATTTAACTTTTGTTGCATGGTTCTCTGGTCTTTTCATATCCAGGATAGCACGATCAAAGTCTGTTAGTGTTTCTCCTGTAGGAGTTTTCCACTTGTCAACTAATAAGAAGTCTTGTAGTTCTGTTGCTAATTTTGGATTGATAGGAATTCCATCAAACTCTTTTGCTTTAACCTTCTCTTGCAAGATGGTTTGTACATTGTCTATATATTGATTTCTGATTTGAGCTTTTTGTCTTAACTCAGCTTCAGATTTCTGTTCTAGTTGTTGTAACTTAGCTGCCTCTTTTTTAACTAACACTTTGTGGTGTTTAGTAGCTACGCTTTCAAGATCACCATAGTTTTGAAGTCTTTCGATTTCTGTTTCTACATCTTCAGCATCAAATCCTTGATCAGCTAAAGCTTGTTTCATAATTCTCATCTGATTGTTTTCATCACTAAGATCCATCTCAGCGAAATTAACTATCTGATTATATGTACCAAAATACTCCTTAGGATTAACTCCCTTTACAAATATGGCATCAAACGCTTCTTGGTAATCTTCTCCAAATTGTGCTATGAAGTTTTGTACCATTTCAGAGGCACCTTTTTTCTTCTCATTATTAAATCTTTCTAAGAACTCTTCTGCAGTGGTTACTGTTTCTGGATCTTCATCATCATCATTAGTGAATACACCTAGTTTGTAAAGATCATTTGCAAGAGCAGTGAATTGTGTACCTTCAGAAGGCTCATCCTCATCATCTGCATTATCATCAGCAGCAGCTACTGGAGCTTTTGCAGGTTTTGCTGGAGGTGGTGTATCATCTTCATCATCTTCATTATCACTTAAGAAATCAGCAATCATAGATTGTCCTTCTCCTTTTTCTTCATCTGTTTTACCATCAACGCTTTTAGGAGGAACAATGTCCTTACCTTTTTTCACTGCTGGAGCTTCAGGAGCATCAGGAGTATTTACGTCTTTAATAATAGGTGTAACATCTTCTGGATTAGAAGTAGATGTCTCAGGGGAAAACAAGTCATTTAATAGTTCTTGGTTACCCATTCCCATTTCCATAGTATCTTGGATACTAAAGTTACCCATAGTTTCTAAATTATCAGCCATATGTAGTTGTATTTATGTTTGGTTTTATTTATGTAAAAGTATAACAACACTATTTAATATCAAAGTGTTATTGGTTCATCTGATCCAATTTTCCAGATAATATAGCATTAATGTGTTTTTGCCCCTCCGAAGAGGGGAATTATTTTAATCTTTTTTGTTATTTCTGCCCTTGGCATTCTCTTTTGCAACAGCAAGATCATTGTCCATATTCTCTCTTGCCACTTGTAATTTGTCTTTCTCTATGGACATTTTATCAGATGCTTGTTTATTCTTAGCTTGTATATCAGCCATCTTTAATCCAAAGTCTTTGTTAGCTTTATTTTCTTCAGCATTTAACTTACTGATTTCCAATACATCAGGAACAGCATTAGCATTAATATCCTCTGATTCTACATTACCAAATCCTGTAGCTTGTATAATAGCAATCTTCTCTTTAGAGATTCTATCAAGTTGTTTTTGATAATCATCATTAGCTTGTTTCTCTTGAGCAAGTTGGGCAGTTTGTTGTAATGTAGCTTGAGCTTGTTCTTGTTGTTGTTGCATTTGTTGTTGTTGCAACTTGTTAGCTTGTTCTTGTTGAGCAATCTGTCTATCTCTAAGATCTTTAAATGTTTTCTTAAGTTCTCTTTGAGACTTAGTACTATATAGTTCCACTACATCATAAAGCGTGCCACCATTTTGAATAATGGCTTGAGAAAGTTGTCTAAGCTCATTAAACATTTGAGTGTCTTCTGGTCTATTAGTAAGGAACACTTTTAAGTCTCTGAATTTAAGATCTGATCCATTCACTTGTACGAATGCAGATTGTCCTTCAGAAGTGATGTATGAAAGCGTAGATTGTGGTTTAGATGATTCTACATAAAGAGCAGCATCTATAATAGCTTGATAGAATTGTCCAAGCACATACTCGTGAGCAACGAAAAGAGGCTCTGTTTGAGAATAACTTTGTTGCATAGCAGTGTTTGTTCCTGTAGCACTTTCAGATGCAGCTACAGATCCCATACGTTGTCTAGACATACCTACAAGTTCCCAACACTCTTGTTTCATTTGTTGAGCTAATGTATATCTAGATTGTATCTCCTGCGTACGTGTAAGATCAAGAGCTGTAAACTGATTGAATGAACTAGGAGATTTTAAGTTCTCTGGGCTGTCATCAATAAACACCACACCTCTATTACGTGCTTCCATTTCCCATATGTCAAGAGCATCTTGTGCATCTCCATCTTTAGGAATAGGAATATGTCTCAATGACATAAGCTGCACCTTACCAACTTCTTTCTCTAGAAGTTTGTACAATTGGTTCATACATACATTATAAATCACTTGAAAAGGTTTCATAAGATCTACAAGAGATTTAGCCTCTGTGTTCTTCACCTCATATGTTGTTCCTATAATAGGACAATAGTTTAATAATTTAAATGGTTTGATATGATAAATGTCTGGACCAATTTTAGTTCCTTGATACCATTCATTTACCCATCCCCATTCTAATGATTGTTGTGTAGGAACAGTTCCTGATTTGTATGATTCATCAACAATCAATGATTGCTCATTACCCATATCATCTATGTAGATTAACTTACCTATCTTTCTCTTAGAGATCCAATAGCTTCTAACCACTACATACTTATATCCGAATGAACTTACATTATTGGTAAGACCTAAGAAGTCTTTTAGTCCATCATTATTCTCTTTCATCTCTGATTCAATGATCATTCTTGTTTGTAACACAAGAGGGTCAAAGGTATCATACATTACAGAGTCTTGTCCAGGAATAGCATCTGGATTACCAAGATTAGATTCTCTAACATTGATCAATCCATAATCCTGAAGAGAGGAACGTAAGTGATCTATCTCTTCTTTAGTAAGATCTGGTATGCTTTCAATAATCTCTGAAAGTTCCATAACTTGTACTGTACCAGCAGCATAAGCTCCTTGAGCTCTCCCTGTGGGATCAGATATAAACTTTCTATCAGGAGTAGTAAGAAACCAAGTGTTCTTTGGGTTAGCCACTTCAACATTAAAACCAAGTTTTGAATTGTCTTCATATATGTGATAAAATTCTCTAGCAGATATCAGTAAGTCTCTAAACGCATCTTCAGATTTTTCTTTAATATTGAATTCAGCTTTCTGACATGTAAGAATGTGGTTGGCCCATTTCTCAGCAATAGATGTATAGCTATCTAGCTCATCCTTAACCTGTTCCATTGTCATTTGTTGCAATTGTTCAGGATCAATCTCTTGTCCTTGTAAAGCTGCTTTCTGAGCAAGTTGTTGTTGAACTTGACCAATAACATATTGTTGTAATGTATCTGTTTTGAATTGTAGTTCTTCTGCTTGACTATCATCATCAAAAGCTTTCACCCTAAATGTATCTGGTCTTTTAGAGATTTCTCCTACTAACTCATTTACAGGAGTGGTAACAATAGAATACATCTTCACGTATGCAGGAAGTTCTAAATCAGATGTTAGTACGTCTGTGAAGCTTCTCACCTCTGGTTCTTGATAGAAATCTTCCATACGTAAGATTCCTTTCATAAGATCATAATTCTTAACGAATGTATCTCTGTTCTTTACATACTCAGCATATGCTTTGTTAGAAAAATAATCCATTGTATTCTTTATCCAACTCTCATCCATCTTTTCCTTCTCTGTTTTGAACTGATCTGGGAAGATGTTTAGATAAGCATATCTAATGGTTGCGTCTTTTGTATATCTAATTATTGCCATTATGTAAACAATTTATTTTTTGGTGTGTTAAACATTGGTCTGCTTTCTGTAAACAGCCTATTCTTTTTGTTCTTCTTGAACATTGATTGTATTCTTACATCTTGCTCTCCTCCTATTTTTCCCATAATGGGATCTAGTTTCATAGCAAGAGCTATTGCAAGCTCTGCAGCAATGATTCTATCAAAGTTACCTGATTCATTATACTGAATCATCTCTTCTAATAGTACAGGATCAAATATCTTGGCCATACCCTTTATCTCAGACTTAATGTTTCCATCTTCATCCTTCTCTGTATGTATCACTTCTTCTGTATATTTCTTAAGAGCTCCATGTAAGAAGTCTCGTATTTTCTCAGAAGATCTATGTATTCCGTAATCCCTTCTAACAGTGGTGTTTGGAACTATTTCTTTTAACCAATCTGGTTGTTTCTCTAGATAATGAGCATCTCCTTTGGCTATCATGTAGTCTATAAAAGATATCTCGTCGTTCTCACATAGAGCTCTAGCATTGTAATACTTGATTAAATATCTAGCTTGCTCTTCCCATGTTTCTTTCTTCTCTGGCCTAGCACAATAGCTAGCTACAAACATATCTTGATACTTCTCTCCAGAAATAGCATGCATACGTTTGTATATATAGACAGATCCTAATGAACTAGAATATGCAGACTTTCCTTGTCTATAAGGGTCAATCCCTGCAACATATAATCCATATGGAGGACTATCAATTGGAAACTCATATATCACTACAGGAGCATCTTTCTGATCACTATTCTTGAGAGGGAAGTTTGATATAGGACGCTTATCTGTAAACTCATGTTTCACACCATCACCATCATCATATAAAACAACAGGTGTTCCTGTTCTTTCTTGTGCTAATAGTCTGGTCTTCTGACGTTTAGCTGCTTCTATATCAAAGATGTTTGTATCCTCATTCAAGAATATATCATCCACCTCTTGTGGATAGTACATCTTCTCTTTTAAATAAGCTAGTCTATCACCAGCTTTCTTTAATCTTTCAAGATTAGTATTTGTAATCTCATCTGCTTTCTCTTCATTAGAGACTAGCATCTTTACATTATGTAACTCAGAATCTGCTGGTTGTTCTAGATAAGCTCCTAAAGAAGAATCTTCCTTAGCTTCCATTCTATATTTATGGGAGATGAATAAGCCATGAATTCTTTGATCATCTTTAGCACTCTTATATTCTAAGAAGTTGAAATTCTCTACATCGAACATTAAGCTCTTTGCATCCATGAAGTTTTGCATATCTCCACCTGTACCAGTTAGAATTGGAGAACATCCCCAACCAAATGGTGTAGTAAAACCTGGTGTTGCAGCTTGTAATCCTCTTAGGAAATTACCCTTACCTATCTCATCAATAATAAGCCTTCTAGGTTTTGTACCTGCAATAGCCTCTTCATTGTTACCACCATCTAAGTTACGAATAAGGATCTGAGAAAAGGGGATTCTCTCTCCTGCTTTTGTCTTGATCCCTAATGTAACTTGGTTTTTCCAGTTGTCTTCTACCCTCTGCCATCTCCAGGCTTCTGGTAAGAAGTTTAATCCTTTGTCAATCTTATCTGTAATAAGCTTTATATCGGGAGCATTTAGTCCTGCTATAATGTTCTGGGAGTTCTCATCGAACGTTGCACCATGACCTATGTAGGAGCTCTCAATTACTGACTTAGCTAAACGACGAATGCCCAGTATGACTAGGCCTTTCTTTTCTGTATGTGCTCTATCTATTTCGTTTGTAATAATCCACTCGTTATCACGTAGATATGGGTTAGCATATTTCTGTGATATACGTCCTCTATCATCTATAATATCCACCTCTGTATTCCAGAAGTTTAAATGCCAATATAGAAAAGGGTTAATATATACTCCTCCCATTGTACAGCCATCAATACATAGTTGTTTATGATAGGCATAGAATTCCCTATACTCCTCTGAATCTTTCTGTGGAACTCTCTTCTGATTGATGAACCAATCCTTGTAATCAATACTTTGTAAGCCATCTAACATTATCTTCTACCTTTTAAGAAATCTTCTGCCATACTTCCTAGCTCACCACCACCTCTTATAGGTACCACTTTAGCTTCTTCTTTCTCACGTAGTTTCTCTACTTGTTCTAAGAGAGCTAAATAGTTCTTCATTGTCTCTTGTACAAACTTACCCTGTGCTTCAATAGATGCAATCACCATAGGCATTGCTCCACCAGCTTTAGTTTCTTTCCATTTGATTCTATCCTCTAATGTATGTAAGGGATTAGCATCAACGTATTGTTTCCAGCTTGATAACTGTTCTTCAGCCCAATCAAGTTCTGTATTTATATATGTAGTTTTCTTTATTGCCATTGTTTTGTTTTTTAGTATTCCTCCTCTTCCTCAAAGATGCTGTCTAAATTCATGCCATCTTTTATAATCTCCTCTATCTCTTTATCATCTATGTGAGGACCATCTATGTTAAGTTCTATTTCATACTTCTGTATAGCATACAAGAACTCTTTGTCAGACACACCCCATACATCTGAATATTCATCCAATGCTGTGGAAATATGTCTTCCTATGTTATACGTAGGATAGGCTTTTTGTAAGCGTACCAATGTTTGTACAATTTGACGATAGTAGTTAGGAGCTTTCATTATATAAGATCATTTAAATCCTCTTCAGATAGTGATGCAGGTCTTTCTCCTTCCATATCCACTTCTATTTCCATCTCACTATCATCTGTCATATATTCAGGCTTCACTGTTATTTTAATAACATCAATTGGTCCTTCTTCTCTGTTATCTTGTTGTCCTGATATATCAATATAATCAGCTCCCTCTTCAAACAGATTTGTAAGGATTTGTATAAGTCCCTCTAGTGGTATTTTACGTAGTGAGTTCATCTGGTAAGGATTGTGCTACCCATTTCTTCAATGGGCATTCGCATGTTAAACATTTTGTTTTAGCAGACAATGTACATCCGCATTCTGCACAGTGTGCATCTGGTCTTAATGATTTGTAATCCTTCTTATTAGAAGAATGCTCATCACAAGCTCCACATATAGCTAGTCTTTCTTGACTAACCTGTTGTAGGAAAGATTTTTCGTTCTCTTCAGGAAGAAGATGATTCTTCCATCCCTCATATATTTGTCCCAGGCTCATCTATTTTTGGTTTTAATGTTTTAATACTGGATTCAATGATTTGTAGTTTTAGCTCTACAGCATTTCTCTTTGTAGCTGTTATCTCTTGATCTAATAATGTATTCTCGTATGCTTGTTTAATAGCCAACAACTTATTGTATTGTGCAAGAGCTTTCTTCTGATTGAAATAGAACTTACCAAACCCAGAGATCTCTACACTCTTATGTATATTCAATGCGTCATTAGCAGAATCAAACTGATGTGTTACAACAGAATCAATAATCTTCTCTGATATCACCATATTAATGGACATCCTCTTGATGATCCACTCCTTCACTGACATTGTTGATGGTCTCTTCATGTAGTAGTTTTATTTCTAATATTAAATCTTTAGTGAAATCAATAGAGATGACAGGATTCACCTTCACCTTACCATTCTCCTTGATGAATATACCTATTCTCTTAAGCTTACTGATGATGTTGTTGATTGATGGAGATGTACTGTTGTATGTCTTACAGAACTCTTCTCTCACATTAGCATAGGTGATGTTTCCCTTAATAGCTGTAAAGGATATGAGTTGTATCTCTCTTTCTGTTAGATGTAGATTGTTTATAGCAGATAGAATACTATAATACTTAATAGCTAGTTCTATATCTGTACTTACATCTTTCTTAAGTCTTTGTACTATCATCTTGATTTAGTTTTGACAAAGATATAGAATAAATATTTACAATCAACATATATATAAGAAATATTTATTCCAATGCTATATTATGAAAACTTTATATAGATGTATACAAAAGAACTTCTATATCTAAGAACAAACCCACCCACCCGCCAAAGGTATAATATAATTCTTATACATTCCAAACTTTTTTTCAAAAATTTTTTCCCAAATTGGTAAACCTATTGTGTATGTGGGTGTGTAGAGTACTTCCAATTCGCTACCCCACCTACGTTTGGGTGAGCAGGGTGCTCCCCCACTAAATCCATTAAAACAGAACAAAATGGCAATTCAAAAATTAAACGCTACAGAAGTAGCAGAGATCCAAACAGATGGTAAATTATTTCCTTACGCTAAAGGAACAAAAATGGAAGGACAAAACTATCGTCGTTACATTTATGAAGGTAAAGTTTTTATCAGCAACGATGAAAACTTTCACAATGAACTAGGAGCAGGCGGAATTGAAAGCCTAAAGATTGAGCCTAATGATGAAGGTAAACTTGCTATGGTAGGTTATGTTACCTTTAAGAAGATGATTGGCGTTAGAAGAAACCAATTGACATTGGAAGCAATGACTGTTGAGAACTTCAAACCAACTGCAATGGTTAATGCAGACGAGTATGCAGGGCTAGAATAGCCCTGTTTTACTCATATATAAGGGTGGAGAAGAGTCATGGGTGGGTGAAATAATTCCATTCATGACTTATTCCTTATATATATGTATAAAAACTTTTTACGAGGGAGAAAAAAACTTTTTCTTGAGTGTGAAAGAATAGCAGTGTACACATAGGCACATAAACTATGTATAAAACAACAAACAAACAAACAACATCATAACTAAATAAATATAGCATTATGGAGACAAATCAAGCTAAAGCATTCGCACAATTACACTTACATGGACGTGAGTTAGAAGAGATAGACTATATAGACTTTAAGAATACATATAAAGAGAATAGAGGTAAAGAACATACATCATCATTTGAGTATAGAGACTTCATTGACTTTCCTTGTACATGTGATTATTATTCTATTGATGGTTATGACTATTATACATATAACTATCTTATTTCATATCACGATGGACACGATAGTGTTTCATATTCATGTAGAATAAAATGTTTAACACATGATGAGTTATATTCTTATGCTCATATTGGACAATAATAATAATAGGCTCTTTCACAGGAGCCTTTAACAAATAACAATTATGGCATACATTAGAATCAATAAGCTATTGAGACGTACAGATCTTACAATAGAAGAGTTAAGTGGAATGTTAGGTAAAGATCTAAATCCTAATACTAAACTAGGAGTGTATAAAGAAGAGAATGGATCAGTAGATTATAACTCTCTCTCTATAGATGAATTGTTATCTATTAGAAATGATGTTAGTAAAGTGTTAGATAGAAGACTTTCTTCTCTACACGATGAATACATTTCTCTTAAAGTGAAGATAGAACATCCTGATTTATATTCATTAGCATTGTAATAATGGGCTCTTCTACGGGCCCTTTATAATATAATGTGTGAGTGTATACATTTGCTCGTGTATACAGTGATAGAGAGTAGGAAATCAAATAAAGCTTCTCACACATTTATAATATCATCTGAGATGAAGAATGCACCTAATGATCAAGGTAAAAAGCAAGCTGTTCATATAAAACAGGTAGCAGATGATTTTATATTTAATCTCCTTAATAACAAACAAACATGAACAAAGTATACATAGTATTTTGCACTACAATAAATGAAATGGAACCTACACACTATTCATCACATAAGTATGAATCTATTCATGGTGTGTATAAGGAACAAAAATCTGCTATTGCTAAGATAGATGAATTATTTGAGCAATATAGCAAAGCTTCTCTTAACTATCCAGAATGGACTGATATAAGACAAGAATGTAGAATAGAAGAATATGAATTAAATCCTTAATAACAAATAAAATGGAAACAGACAAACTTAAAAGTCAATTAGACGCAGTGCTAGAAGCATATAGTATATTAGAAGAATATGCATGTTTATTGGTTGGTAGTGATTGTGAAAACAATGAAACTATTACACATGCTAATTCAATAGTACAAATAGCAATGAATGAAGATATTAATCCTTAATAACAAACAAAAATGAAGACAACAAAAATTATGTTAGCTGTTATATTTACAGCTATTGGTACATGGACTCTTATGAGTCTTATTGGATATTTCTTATCTGATCTATCCTTACGTGAATGTTACACACATGGTGGAACATTAATGCTTATGTTAGTATTTGGTTGGATGCCAAGTGTTATTGTAGCATGTGATCTTGATAAACAAATTAAAGACAATTGGTTATGAAAAAAAACGAAAAATGGCTATAGATTTAAGAAAGAACAAGAATGCATACAGATTCAATAAAGAGGAAGGTCGATGGTATATTGATCTTCCTAATTGGACTGGAAGTAAAGGTGAGTTACAAATGGTAGGTGGTGCTGATACATTATTAGATCATCTATCAAACAATGGTGATACAGTGCTAATGGATCTATTAACAGATCAAGAATGTCCTGATGGATATGAAACACTGAAAAAAGTAATAAATACACCACCAAATGGTTGCATATATCATCTAGGATTTTCTCCTGTGTGGTTATGTGATGTTACAAAGTTTGTGTTTGATGGTAAGTTTCCAAAGAGAATACATTTTAAAACCCTTAATAACTAAATAACATGAAAAAACGTCCTTACACTACATTAGGAATGTTGTATATCATTACAACATTAATTCTTGTTGCTATATGCACCGAGAGTTGTGCATCAAGATGCAAACAACAAAGAAGGTATTGGTCTAATCATAGAGCTGTATAGATCATGAGAGTAGAAGACATACAATACAGGTTACAAGATATTCACAATGAAATATATTCATTAGATAGTCTTAAAGAATGTAACGATGATGTGAATGTTCATATCATTGACGAACGTATTAATGAGTTACAACAAGAGAAGTATAACCTACAAGACATCTTAGATAGTTGTTTTGATAATCTTATCGGTTTATGATAGCATTATATATTATTATCACATACCTAGTTAATCTAGGTATGATGATACAATCTCATGGAGATGGTAAAATACCTGTAGAGTCTTGGTTCATTCTAGCATTTAGTCCAATCACATGTCCAATAATTATTGGTATGTCAATAGCAGATAAAGAGTGATGGAAAGTACATTAGATTTACTCTACAAGGTAGAGCTATTAGAAGATCTAGTAAGTTCTCAAGAAGAATCTTTGAGACTGAAGAATCGATTAATATCAGTATTGGAAAATGAACTTACATTACGTAAGAGACAAAACATTGCATTATGTGCTATTATGCTAACATGTTTCATTGTATTTACATTCATTCTTTCATTGTGTTGTATATTATGAGACCTAGAATACAGAGAGGTACATTAGTGGCTTCAACTAATAGTTATAGAAGAATATTATCTAAAAGACTAATAGTTGAAGTGCTGTACACCTTCAGAAGAGGTGTAGTATCAGAAGAAATAAAAGAATTTCGACAAACAATTAACCAATAATTCCTTAATAACATGAGTAGTACAACAACTCAAGGTGGTATATTCACCTTTGACCATGGTCAGAAAAAGTTACACAATGCAATAGGTGTTCAAGAATCATATTTAGATGATCTTGATGATCAAGTGAAGCAAGTCTTAAAAGACTATTTATTTGATGAAAAGAATGGACTAAGAGAAGATAGTTCACCAAGTGAATTGGTAGAAGCATGTGCTAATGAATTTAGTTATTCTCAATTAGTAGTCTTGGCATCATTCTTCTTACAACACAGACTTGAAGATTTTGCTGAGAAAATGGCTAGTAAGATGAAAGGGATAGCATTAGATGCTAATGATGTTCCAGAAGAGTTCAAAGAAATGCTTGATAAGCTAGCTAAAGAACAAAGTGAAGGTGGTCCAATCAGTAGTGATGACATACCAGAAGAACTTAGAGATTTCTTAATCAAGATGATTAAACGTCAACATGATGAAGAGAATGAAGACTAGACTAATAAGAGAGCTGTAATGGCTCTCTTTTTATATTAAAGCTATGAGTAAATATAGATTCAAGACAGAAGAAGAGTTTAAGAGAGATGGTCTTTGGAATAATAAATACAATTGTCCAATTGCATGGAATGAAGACCATGAAATGGATGAATACTATGGACAGGATATTCCTGATAAACATAATGTATACATTGAAAGAAACGAAGAGTTTAAACATGAGGATTGGATGTTCAAAGCATGTGATTGTATCATCAAAGAAGAAGAACCAATAGATCTATTAGACGTATTAAAACAAATTAATCAAAATTCCTTAATAACAAAGAAAACAAAAATGAGAAAATCAGCAAAAATTACAGTGGAAAACACAACACAGAAGTTCGTATTCATGGACAAAACTATCAACATCCTAAATGTAGGACTTGCAACAAACAAGAATGTTGTATTGTATGGTCCAGGAGGACATGGTAAATCAGAAATCACATTAGATTTCTTGAAATCAAAAGGAATCAACCCTTACATCATTACCATGGGTACAGGTATGACAACAGACAGATTGTTTGGTGGTCTTGATATTCCTACATTTGAGAAGACAGGTAAGATAGAGTATCTAGTAGATAATTCATTCATGAATCATGAATATGTTATCTTCGAAGAGTTATTCGATGCACCTGATTTCATATTAGAGCAATTGAAAGATATATTATCTAGTGGTACATTCAGAAATGGTACACAGATATATGATATCAAAACTAAGTTCATTGTATGTTGTACAAATAGAACTCGTGATGAATTCTCTAAGAACATGTCATTGAAAGCATTGATGGAGAGATTTCCATTAGAGCTTAATGTTATCTGGGACAATTACACAGAGATTACATACAACAAATTACTAGAGAGTAAGTTTGGTGTAGATAACGTGGATCCAGTAATTCCTTATCTATTACAAGAGTATGCTAAGAATGGTATAACCATTTCACCTCGTGTGGCTGTTACAGCATATCAAGTGTATGATCAATGTGGTCCAGAATCATTATCATTCATTGCAGAGTTTGCTAAGAAACCATCATTGATTGCAGAAGCTATCAAGAAGTTTGAGTCTACACTTAAGTTTAGAGAACTATCTACTAACTTACAAGAGTCTCTTGATGCATTATCTAGTCTTCCATTATCTACACAAACTGAAGAGAAGGTGTATAAAGCTCAATTGAAGAAGGTTGAGCTACAGATCAAAGACTTGAAGGGACTAACAGTGAGTGATGATATTGCTTCTGTACATGCACAACTAGTTAAAGCAGCTACACAAGCGCATGATAAAGCTAATAAAGATTTATCAATCATTACATTTCTATAATGAAGAGTATATGGGGAGATGGGTATGATGACGACTTTTATGGTAGTTATTATGCCCCAACCTATACTCCTAAAAAGAGTAAAGGTGGTTGGAAGAGTTTATATAGTGGTGGCTGGAGTAAGAGTAGTGGTTGGTCAGCATATTCGTTCCTTACAGAACTAGATGATGATAACGATGATTTGTTTGTTAAAGATCCTATTAGTTACATAACACCAACAGCTAAAGAGATTAAGAAGAAGGTGACTGCTAATAAGCAAGCATCTATTGANACAATCAAAGAATTAGCTCGTGTATGCTATCTNAAGATGGTAGAAGATACAGACTATATAGCTGAGAAGTATGTTGCGTTTGACACTCTAGATGAGGCTGAACAAAACACATACAATCAGAAGAAAGAACTGTATGATGGTATATTTGACAGTTATATTCCTGGTTACACACCATTGGAACAAGCTATTTCTATCTATTTGAAGATAAGACAGAATCTAACTGATGAATATGGTGATCCAATAGATGATGAAGAAGAAAAACTTGAGATGAAGAATGCATTAGATTTCGATAGAAAGGTGTACAATGATCCTAACATCAATGAACAATTAGAACTAAATGAACTGAGCAAAAATAGAAAGATGGAGATATTAAACAATCTATCTCTTGTTGGTGCATTTGGATCTGAGTTTAAGGTGGAGAAAGAAATCAGTGAGAAGATTGTAAGCAACTCTGATCAGTATGCTAAGATGATTATGAGAGACTATGCACAGTTTCACATGATTGATCTATATCAGAAGATGTTTCCCAACTTCGCAACTAAGTTCTTAACTAAAGACTTGACAGTTAATGTCCCAGTTGATAGAAAAGAACAGATTCAGAAGATCATTATTATATTAGATTTCTCTGGAAGTATGCATGAAGAACAGAAACAGATCTGGGTGAATGCTATATTAATAGACAGGTTCAAATATGTTATGCAAGGAGAAGCTGAAGTGTTCTTTAGCTATTTTGTTGATGATCCAGAAGAGCTTAATTTCCAACACATCAAGAATAGAGAGGATGTAATAGAATTCTGGAGACATTTCTCTAATGAACCAAATGGTGGTAACACAGAAGTTGGTGAGATGGTTGAGTATATTTCTAATGAAATATCTAGTGGTAAACTATGTAATCTTCAGGTTGATCTTTCACAAGAGAAGCCAGAGATTCTTATTATCAATGATGGTCAAGATGAAATTGGTACAGAGAAATTCCCTTACAAGGTGAATGCTGTGTCACTAATGGAGTTTAGTAATGAGCTTAGAGATCTTTGTCTTGCTACAGGTGGTAAACAAATCGAAGTTGTTAACAATGGAGAGGTGTATAGCCATTCTGCAGAGCTTGGAGCTCAGCTTATTAAAGTTTAGGTTAATTTGTTTGTTTTATTTATCCCTGTGATGTATATTTGCAGGGATATTTATTGGGGGTGACTGGTTTTGACAGGTTACCAATAATTAATACAATCAGCCAGAGAGATAACTGTAAACTAAGGTGAATTTATTAAATGGCAAATCTATTACTCGTGTAGTATCTCTAGGAGACAACGCACAAATCGAAGCTAACATGAACAAAGTATTCTCTTTATTAGGAGAAGAAGTTGCTGTAGCAGCCTAAACATTCAAAGATTTCTCTGTTAGATTAAACAGAGTGGTGGATTATCTCAAGCCTAGCTTGACCCTATAAGCTGTATAAATTGTATTAATGAACGTAGTTTGGACAGGAGTTCGACTCTCCTCACCTCCACTAAGCTTCTAGGAAACTAGAGGCTTTTTTATTTATAAATCCTTAATAATTAAAAAAACATGAAAACAATCAAAATGAAACCAACTGAGTTCTATCAGTTCAGACAATTAGCATTTGCAATGAGTATTGCATTTGCATGTACAATATCACAAGGTGTGTATATTGTAGAGGCCAATATAAAACAACTTCAACAGTTGGGTTATTAAGGAGGAGAATTCAAGGGCTCTGTAGTGGAGCCCTTATTCTTTTAATCAATAAAAAGAAATAACATGAAAGAAATAGAAACAGAAGTAAATGTATATGATGTACGTTTAGAGGTGAGTGGATATTATTCTCCAGCAGAACCAATGGTTATGTATTATAGTGATATGTCTGGACATCCAGGATGTTCTGCTGAGTTTGAAATATCATCAGTTAAGTTAGAAGGAATAGTTATCACTGATTTACTTAGTGATGAAGTGTATGAAGAAATAATAACAAAAGTAATAGAACAACAATCATGAAAATAGAAAACGGAAAGTGGGTAGACCAATATGGTGACCCTGTAACAGTATTTAGTTATGATAAGATGAGAGAGATTGGAGACAATCTTACAAACTTATATGGTGAAGATATCACATATAGTAGAATCAATTTGATATCCACTATTAAACAATTGACACCTAAACAAGAAGATGATCTTGCTTATGTGTTAAGTCATAAAGATGGAATTTCTAAACTAGCAGGATTTTAATTATGTGGTATACATTAGACAATAACAATAAACCAATTGCTGCTGCTTCTATAACTGAGGCAGCAAAGTGGTTGGATGAAAATCTAGAAAGAAAGGTGGTTAAACAAGATCATCTTGATGATGGTGTATGGGTATCAACAGTATTTCTTGGATTAGATCATGCTTGGCCAAAAGGTAATACACCAATATTATGGGAAACTATGATATTTGGAGGAGAACATGACCAATATCAAGACAGATATACATCTTATGAAGATGCTCTTGAAGGACACAAAAAAGCATTAACCTTAATAACAAAAGAATAAAATGGCAACACTAAAAAAAGAAATACAAGATGTAATTGATAACACCAGCGATGTGTTATACAGAGAAGAAATCTATATCAATGATACACATGAATATGATTATCACAAACTAGAAGCTACAAAAGAAGCTACAGTTCATACACTATATTATAGTGATGACTTTGAATGGGCTGATAATGTTAGAAAGACTGTAGCTATGCAACTAGTAGACACAGGTAATGGTATAGAAATCATTGGTGTTAACTCAAAGAAAGAGATAAACTATCTAGAGGCTGAACAGCTTCACATTCTATTAAGACTATCTAGTATACATTCAGTGTACAAAATTGCTGAACCATCACCAAAAAGAGATTTCTAATGTGGTATCCAGCAGAAATATCATTGTCAAGCTACCTTCCTACAGAATTGGAGGAGGGTATGCTTTTCATTAACAGAATATCTGTTGGTGTGATAGAACCATACATTGAGCTATTTGAGCTTGAAGAGGTTCCTGAAGATGCTGATGCATTCATGAGCAAACATGGTGCACCTGTAGAACTAGTTATCATTGATGATGAAGGAGGGTTACTTGCTTCACATGATGAAATAGGTTGGTGGGATGATGGAGATGATTCTGATGAGTACAGAGATGTTACATTAGAAGATATCAATTATCTATTGAGAGAACTCGATGGTTATGTTGATATAGAAGTGGATGAATATGGTGTAGTTTCAATAGATGATAGAGTGGTGTTATCACTTGCACCAGAAGAAGATGATGAAGACTGGGACGGTACCTTAATGGATGGACTAGAAGACATATAATAACAGAGAATCAATTAAATTATTTATAAACATTAAATTAACAAAGCTATGAAACATTACACAGCAAAGCAAATTAACGAGATTAAACAAGAAATCAGAACAGGTAAACCTATTGCCATCATTGCTCATGAATTAGCATCAAGATGGGGAAGACCTGTTTCAGGACTTTATGGTAAAGTGCTTAAACTTTCTAAACTAACAAGAAAGATTACCAAGACTTATGATGGTCCTACTAAAAGACCAAGAGTTAGAAAAGCTCCTAGACCAAGTGTCATAATGAAATTTGATCCATTAGAAGGATCTTTATTTTCTAACTATGAACAAAGAGTAGAAGAGATAATGGAAGATATCAAAGCTAATGAAGCACAAGAGATTGTACAAGAGATCTGTGAAGAAATCATTGAGAAACCAACTGAAAGACAACCTGCTGAAATAGGTATTGAAGTGCCTGTTGGTGTAATGTCATTCACTGGTGTACCAAGTAGAATAGTAGTCTTCCAAGATCACGTTAGATATTACTTTGATAACTAAAATTATTAGAATAATATAATAATTTTGATTATCTTTGCAAGCTATGAAGTTTATAAATTATTTAGTAAGATGGATATCAAATAATCTCGCTATTCCTTTTTGGATGGTGGGACATATCCATCTTACTACTAATATCTATGAAGACATAACAGAGATCCTTGCATCATTTGGAATGAACATTATTGTAGCAATAGGCTTTTGGCTAGATTGGAAAGATCATAAAAACACAACAAGACAATGAAAGAAGATGTAATAATATATGACATAGAAACCATGCAAGAACTATTCTTAGTTGTATGTATGGTGCCTGGTAAAGCTGGTAAGAGCTTTCAAGTATCTAAATGGAAGAACGAACTAGATAAGTTTGTTAGATACACAGAAGCTAATGCTGATGCTTATTGGGTTGGATATAATAATCTACGCTTTGACAGTCAAGTTGTTGAATGGATCTTAAGAAACTATGACAATTGGCATGAGCTAAGTAATCTAGAGATCACTGCCAAGATAGCACAGAAAGCAGCTGATGTTATACATGATGCTAACTATGATGTGTTCCCTGAGTACAGAGAGCACGAACTAAGTCTTAAACAAATAGATCTATTTAAGATCAATCACTACGATAATAAGAATCGTATGGTGAGCCTTAAGAGGCTTGAGTTTGAGATGGACTTAGAGAACATTGAAGAAATGCCTATTCATCATAGTAAAACCAATATGACAAAAGAGGAGATTGAACTAACAATCGACTACTGTTATAATGATGTTGATGCAACTTATGAATTCTATAAAGTCACCACTGGTGATACAGATCATCCATTGTACAAAGGAAACAATCAAATAGAGCTTAGACAAGATATCTATGAAGAGTTTGGTATTCCATGTCTGAACTATTCAGATAGTAAGATAGGTGATGAAATGATCAAGAAGTATTATTGCTCAGAGAAAGGTATTGAGTATAAAGAACTTCCTAGAAAAGGATATTTCAGAAAGAATATAGATCTTAAGAATTGCATTGCTAAATATGTAGTTTTTCAAACTACAGAACTTAGTGATTTCTTAAAAAGAATGAAGAAGACTCAATTGGGTCTTCAAGATGATTTCAAAGAGCATATAGATTTCTATGGAAATGTATATTCTTTTATGAAAGGTGGTCTTCATACAGAGAACAAACCATATGTGTTTGAAGCTGATGAAGAGTGTGAGATAATCGATTGGGATGTGTCTAGTTACTATCCAGCTATCATCATCAACAATGGGCAATTTCCTGCTCATTTGGGAAAAGAATTCCTTCGGGGATACAAACAGATGTTTGATAAAAGATTGGAGCTTAAACCGCTTGCAAAGAGCGATAAGAAAATTAAGGGAATTGTAGGAGCTCTTAAACTTGCAGTTAACTCTGTGTATGGTAAGTCATCTGATATGCAATCATGGATATTTGATAGGCAGTTAACTATGTTCACCACAATTACTGGTGAGCTTAGTCTAATGATGCTTATCGAGCAATATGAATTGAATGGCATACATGTGATCTCTGCAAACACAGATGGTGTAACTATCAAGATTAAGAAAGAACTTATTCCTTTGATGCACAAGCTTAATGACTGGTGGTGTGAGCTAACTCAATATGAGTTAGAACGTACAGATTATTCCAAGATTATCTTTAGTACTGTTAATGATTACTTAGCAATTATGACCAATGGAGAGATTAAAAAGAAAGGTGATTTCCTTACTGACTTTGAGTTACACAAGAATAAATCAGCAAGAGTGGTTCCGATTGCTCTTGAGCAGTGGTTTGTTCATGGTGTACCTGTTGATATTACGATACGTAATCATCAAAATCTATATGACTTTTGTCTAAGACAAAAAGCAACCAGAAGTTTCCATTATGAGGGAACTAATAGAATCACAGGAGAAGTTACAGTGTACGATAAGCTTATACGTTATTATGTATCTAACACAGGAGATAAAATCTTTAAAGTGAAGAATCCAGAATGTCAAACCAGAGCTGCAGCTATCAGTCAGATAGAAGCAGGTGAATGGGTATGTAAAGTTTGTAATTATCTACCAAAAGGTAGTGCTGTTGATAATGTCAACTATGATTACTATATTGAGAAAGCTAACAGAATCATAACAAAGATTCAGACTGAGGGTAAAAGAATCAAAACAGTCTTTATACCTAATCAATTAAATCTATTCTAATGAGAGCAAAGATCAATCGAACAAACATCTCTGATCATCTAGTTGAATACCAATTAAACATGATTGGTAAGACAGTGCTAGATGTAAGTGATGATCCAATGTGGTATCATAATAATACCATGACACAAGAACAACATGAGGAATTCAAGCGTTATGCTATTCCTCTATTAAAGAAGATTTTTAAATTTAACAAATCAAGAGCTGAAGTAACATTTGGGTGGTTTAACCTACAATTTGGCTTAAGAATTAAACAAGAAGAACTATGAATTTACTTATTATTATTATTTCCGTAGCTATTGTAGCAGCAGTTATTATGTATTCTTCATTTAAGAATGCTCCAGAAGTTAAAGAAGAAGAGCCTAAGTTTCAACCTAGAAAAGTGACATACATCCCTAAGAAAGATGTTATTGATTCTATGGACAAACCTAAGAAGAAATACTACAAGAAAAGAAACAAGAAGAAACCAACTGTTGCAAATGATGCACAAGTTGATAAAAAACCTGTTGGAAGACCTANAAAAGCTGAATAGTGGACTGGNNANTAGAAGATTGGGAGCATCCCAATGACCATATCTATGCTATAGAAAGACAGAAAGATATTGAGGCTTCTTGGCAACAATGGGAGGAAGAACAGGAGTCTAGAAATAGACTGCCTGCAATTATTAAAACCGAAATACCAATATTAACAGATGAGGCTGAATGTAACACCAGAACAGTTCGAAGAGCTCATCAAAAGAGGTTATAACTTAGATGTAATATTCTTATTGAAGTTGGTAGACGAGCAATATGATGTTTCCCCACTATGTGATGGAAGTATGAAGATTGGTTCTGTCTACCATTCTTTGATAAGAAAAGGACTTATAACAGCAGATGATGAGAAGATCACAACATTAGGTAGAGACTTATTGGAATTCATGAACACTAAGAGTACAGGAAAACTAATAAGAAGGAAACCTGCCACAACAGACTTTGAAGAGTGGTGGAAGAACTATCCAGGTACTGATAAAGTTGAATACAAGGGTAAGACATATCCAGGTACTAGATCACTCAGACTGTATAAAGATGACTGTAGACTAAAGTTTGATAAGATTATATTAGATGGAGAGTATACAGCTGCAGAGCTTATAGAAGCTTTGAAGTATGAGGTATTACAGAAGAAAGAAGCTTCTATTGCTACAAATAGTAATAGACTTACATTCATGATGGGCTCATCTGTATATCTAAATCAAAAAGCATTTAATGGATTTGTTGAATTAATCAGAGATGGAGCTAAGGTAGACATAGCACCACAAAAACCAAAAGGAGGAACAGATATATGAGTTTTGAACTATTAAATGCAGAGGTTGAGAAAGGCCTTAATGATCTAAACAGAGGAATTCCTATGGGATTTGATAGGCTTACCAGATATGTAGGTATTCGTAAGAGTATGTATTATCTTGTAGGTGGACTAACTGGTTCTGGTAAGACATCTTTTATTGATGATGCTTTTGTTCTTAATCCTGTTGATTGGGCTCTTTCTAAAAAAGGCCTAGCTTCAGGCATCAAGGTGAAGGTGTGGTATAGGTCCATGGAGAGAAGTAGAACATACAAGATGGCCAAATGGGTATCTCGTAAAATATTTCTAGACCAGGGTATAATCATTCCTGTAGGTAAGTTGCTTGGTTGGACTGAAAAGATGACTAAAGATGAACATGACTTGTTTCTACACTATAGAGATTATGTAGAACAACTAAGTGAAATCGTTACAATCATTGATGGACCAGAGAACCCTGTAGGTATAGCTAAAGAACTAAAAGACTATGCACTAAAGAATGGTAAAATTGAGCAACTAGATCAATGGAACAAGATATATATTCCAGATGATCCAAGTCAGATAACTATGGTAGTTATAGATCATATTGGTCTATTGAAACTAACATCTGCTCAACCTACCAAGAAACAAGCTATTGATAAGATGTCTGATGAGCTGAGATATGCTCGTGACTTCTATGGATATTCACCAGTGGTTGTTAGTCAATTCAATCGTGACATATCTAATCCTTCTAGGATAAAGAATGGTGATGTAGAACCTCAGCTAGAGGATTTTGCAGACAGTTCTGCAACACAGAATGATGCTGATGTTGTTATGGCCTTGTTTGATCCTATGAGATACAAGGTGGCTGACCCATCAGGTTATGATCTAGATAAACTAAAAGATCAATATGGAGCTAAATACTTCAGAAGCTTGAGACTAATCAAGAATTCTTATGGAGAAGATGATGTGCGTATTGGTCTTGGTTTCTTAGGCCAGATTGGTATGTTCAAAGAGCTCCCAAGAAAAAAAGACATCACAGACAGTGATTATGAATCTATTACTAACAAATCATATTTCTTAAGAGAATGAAAGTACAAGAATTAATTAAAATATTAAAAAAGTGTCCTAAAGATGCAGAAGTTAAATTTTGGGGTGGGTTTGAACCTGCACATGAATTAGGAGCAATGGACTTTGATATGGATCAAAACACTCTTTATATTAATGATGCAGAATGTTTAGAGTTAGATGATTATATACAACTTGAAGAATGACAATAAGAGATAAAAGACAGAAAGAGTTTGCTGATGTATGGCTCAAGCATGGTAAGTATGGCATATTGAACTTATGTCCTAGGTTTGGTAAGATTAGAACTAGTATACTAGCTCTAGAGAAAATCAATCCTGAGAGCATATTGATTGCTTATCCAGATAATAAGATTAGAGATGCTTGGCAAGCTGATTTTGAAGAGCTAGGGTTTGATGACAGCATTGTCACATACACTACACATCTATCATTAAAGAAGTATGCTGAGTTAAGCTTTGATGTTGTCATTATTGATGAGATACACTTGTTGAGCGAAGCTCAAATAGAAGTGCTCAAATAGAAGTGTGTAAGGATCTGTTCGATGTTAATGGACAGATCCTTGGTTTAACTGGTACATTATCCAGTTGGACAGAACGAACTCTTGAAGAAGAATTAGATCTTCATGTAATAGCCCATTATCCAATTGAAAAAGCAATTGAGGAAGGAGTTATTGTAGATTATGAAATCCATGTTATTAGAGTGCCATTAGACAATGTTACGCTGCAGGATTACAAGGGTAAGCAAAAGACTGAAAAAAGACAGTTTGATGCACTCACCTGGGTAATCAATAAGCTACAGAATGCTGGTAATGACACTATGTTTATACGTCTTGCTAGAATGAGACTAATACAATCATCATTAGCCAAGGTGAAAGCAACAAGAGCGTTGCTAGAGAAACATGCTGAAGAGAGAGTGTTAGTATTTTGTGGTACCACAGCTGTTGCAGACAATCTAGGAATTCCTTCCTATCATAATAAGTCTAAAGAGAAAGAGGTCTTTGAAGATTTTGCTGAAGGAGAAGGTAAACACCTAGCTGTTGTAAAGATTGGTAACACAGGTGTGACGTACAAACCTCTTAACAAGGTGATCATAAACTACTTTGATAGTAATGCAGAGAATCTAGCTCAGAAGATCAATAGATGTATGGCCATGGAGTATAACACTCCTGATAAGAAAGCACACATTTATATTGTCAGCACCACAGAACCTACAGAGCTTAAGTGGTTGCAGAAAGCATTAGAATTCTTTGACACAAACAAAATAAAATACATATAATCCTTGACTTTGTTGAGAATTTGTTGTATCTTTATACCTTAAAATTAAATAATTAATAACTAAAGTAAAAAAACAATGGCAAGTAAATTAGTAGGGATTGTTGGTGCTACAGGTACAGGTAAATCAACTAGTATCAAACATCTAAATCCAGAAGAAACGTACATTATTAATGTTGCAAAGAAAGAGTTACCATTCAAGGGCTCTGAAAAACTTTACAACGTAGAAAACAAGAATTACAAGGAAGTAGATGATGCTAACGAGATCACTCGTTTGTTAAGAACTATTTCTGAAAAAGCTCCTCACATTAAACAAATAATCCTAGAGGATAGCAATTATGTAATGGGATTCACAATGCTTGATAAAGCAATGGAAAAAGGTTATGAGAAGTTCAGTGTTATGGCTAGAGACACTGTTGCAATGATTAAAACTGCTAGACATTTGAGAGATGATTTAACTGTTTTCTATTTTTCTCACCCAGACACTATTGAAGATGGTGGAGATATCATAGGATACAAGATGAAAACATCAGGAAAACTTATTGATAATCAAATCAATCTTGAAGGATTATTTACAGTGGTGTTATACACTAATGTAGAAGAAAATAAAGATGGAACTACTAATTATGAATTTGTAACAAATCGTTACAAAAAGATTCCAGCTAAAAGTCCTGATGGTATGTTTGCAGAAACAAAAATACCTAATGACTTACAACTAGTAGTGAATACATTAAATGAATATTATAACTAAAATTAAATTAAGATGAGTAGTATCGGAGGAAAAAAGAGAGAAAACACAGGAAATAGTGATTTCGGAAAGAAAGTAGGTTTGTTTGAAGCAAACGTGGTTGCTGTTAACCCAACAGCAGAAGAGTTTAAAGACATTCTAGGAATGGAGCTTAAAGAAGATAGCAAAGCTGCTGAGTATTTAGGTGAGACAAAAGATGGTAACAGTTATCTACGTGTTGACGTATGGTTACAAAAGGTTAATGCTGAAGATAAATTCAAGGTGTCATTCTTCTTAGAAGACAAGGAGAGAGAGAATAAAGATTTTACTAAGAAACAATATATCAATTCTATTGGTATGTGTACTTGGGCAGCTGATGAAAATGATCTAGCTGATTGGTTTACTAAAGGAAGAGATTATCGTGTAGCATATACAGGTGAAGAAGATCTTTACAACTTTATGCGTACATGGTTAGCTGATCTTGACTATCGTGATTCAGAAACTGTTCTACAATTGGAATGGAAGAAGTTGATGCGTGGTAATGTAAAAGATCTTAAGGACCAAATTGATGGAGAATGGGCTAAGTCTGTTGTAGCTCTTGCAACTGTAATAGTTAAAGAGAGAGATGGAGAGTCTAAAGAATATCAAGGAATCTACAATAAAGCTTTCTTAGGTGGATATGCACTAAAACAATTCAGACTTGTTGATTATGGAAGCAAAAGATTGCAGGCAGATCTTAAGAACAAGAAACCTAAAGATTTGAAAGCACACGAGAAATTTGTTGTAAATGTAATAGGTGAATATGGTTGTAAAGATCATTTCACATTTAAAGACCTTCAAGATTATAATGCAGATGATAACCTAGTGGCCTCTGATGCATTCATATCTGATGATGGTGACGATTATTAATTCAATTAATTGTTAGTAAGAGCCCTCATCAGAAATGGTGAGGGTTTTTTATTTTAAAGCTATGATAAAAGGAAGAAAAAGAATAAACTTAACACCTGATAGCATACTAGATAAGATATCTGAATATGATATCTACAAAATGTATATGCCACATCAGAATTGGAAAATTAATACAGTTACTTATTCTCCCTTTAGAAACGAAAAGAATCCTTCATTCATTATAGGATATAGAGGAGGAGCATTGAACTTCATAGATTTTGGAGATTCCAGCAGAAAAGGTGGATGTTTTAATTTTGTTATGATGTTATTCAATGTAAGTCTCAATGATGCCTTACTAATGATTGATAGGGATTTTGATCTAGGGATTGTCAGTGGAACCTCTACAAGGAATTACGAGAGGATTGTTTCTAATTATGCACAACCAACAGCTACATCTAAACGTGAGTATTTCATTCAAGTGAAGACTAGAAAGTTTACACACGAAGAACTAGCATATTGGAATGAGTATTACCAGGACATAGATGATCTTAGAGCTAACAATGTATATTCAATAGACACTGTCTATCTCAACAAACAAAAGTTTCCTATTAAGGATTCTGAGTTGAGGTTTGGTTATCTATATGAAGGACATTGGAAAATCTACAGACCATTTGCTGATAAAAAGAATAAGTGGATGCCTAATAATGTGCCTATTACCATGATGGATGGACTAGAAGACATCAGAGATTGTGATGTAGCATTCATCAATAAGAGTAAGAAGGATTACATGGTAATGAAAAAAGTATTTCCATGTTGCTGTGCTGTCCAAAATGAAGGTATGGGATGTTTCTCTGAAGAGAACGTTGAATATCTAAAAGAAAATTCTGATAGACAAATCTTAAGCTTCGATAGTGATGAAACTGGTGTAAAGAATTCTCAACTGATAACTGATAGGTTTGATTTTGAGTATTGCAATGTACCAAGGCTTTATCTAGATGAAGGAATTAAAGATTGGGCTGATCTAGCACGCATACATGGACTAAAGACAATAGAGAAATATTTAACACAAAGAGAATTAATATGAATTGGGATAATTTTAAACATCAGTTTCATCCATCTTGGCATGCTAAGATGAGACCATTCATTGAGAGTGAACAGTGTGATAAGATTTATGCATATCTAAAAGCAGAGAGTAAGAGAGGTAAGAAGGTTGCTCCTATATCTGCAAATGTTTGGAGATGCTTTAAAGAAACATCACTAGATGATCTTAAAGTGGTAGTAATGGGTATGTGCCCCTATCACACATTCAAGAATGATACTCCAGTAGCAGATGGATTACTTATGGGTTGTTCTATAACAGAGCAAGTTCAACCTTCATTAGCTCAATTCTATGGTGCTATGGAGAGAGAATTCTACGATGGGCTAAACTTAAGTATTATAAAGAACCCAGATGTAAGCTTTATAGCTCATCAGGGTGTACTTATGCTTAATGCAGCATTAACAACAGAGATGAATAAAGCAGGTTCTCACATAGAAATATGGGAACCATTTATCAAGTATCTGTTTGAGGAAATTATAAACCACTTAGGTGTACCAATCATCTTTCTTGGTAAAGAAGCAGCTAGATACAAAAAATACACAGGTATATTTACACATGTGTTTGAGGTGTCTCATCCAGCTAGTGCTTCTTACAAAGGAACAGAATGGGATACAGAAGGTGTGTTTAGCAAAGTAAATAGATTATTAGAAGAAAACAATGGGTTTAGCGTTCACTGGTTAGATGTTGATGCACCCTTTTAAACAATTAAAACATGGAAAATCAAATTATTAAAATTGAAAACCTACTTGTAGGTGATGAAGTTATTTATGGATGTGGTAGTGGTCTTAGAAGAATAAAAATCATAAGACCTCTTGTGCTAGCTAAGAATAGAACTTGGGCTGCATATAGTAGTACTAAAGTGGAAGTCTTGAATTTAAATGATTTAAGTGATACAAAACCAATTAGAACAATATACCTAGATCTTAATCATAGAGGTCTTTGGTTGATAAAGAGAACAGCAATTTAAAACTAGAAAAAATGATTTTAGAAAAACAGACAGAAGCAAACGTCCTAACAGAAGGACAAGCACAAGAATCAATTGGAATGTCCCTAGACTTAGATTCTGCTCAAGTATTGATGCAGATGTTAAGTAAGAATTTATATTCTGATGATATAGGCTCTGCTATCAGAGAATGTGCATCCAATGCACTAGATAGCCATAGAAGAGCTGGAGTGGACACTCCTATCATTGTATCATTCAAATCTTCAACAGCATATAACTATGAGTTTTGTGTAGAGGATTTTGGTATTGGTCTTGATGCTGATGATGTGAAGAACATTATCAGTAAGTATGGTAAGTCTACCAAGCGTGACAGTAACACTGAGCTTGGTATGATGGGCCTTGGTTTCAAAGCACCTCTTGCTTATTCATCTAGTTTCTACTTTGTATGTAGAAAAGATGGAATAGAACGTAAGTATATGATGTATGAAGGAGAAGATGTTAACACAATTGATCTTTTGTATGAAACACCTACAACAGAAGCTAATGGTGTAAAAATCATTATTCCTGTTAAATACAGTGATGCATATCAGTTTCGTAAGAAGATTAAAGAGCAGTTGTGCTATTTCGAGAGTGTATATTTTGATGTACCAGATGAT